CTATCTTGATAAATTTGTCCGAAAGAACTAAAACTACAAATAATTAATACTATCGCTATATATCTCATATTACTAATATCTTTAAGGTGCTATCCACCAATTTACTGTTATGTTATTATTTATATACTCTTATTTCAAAAAAAATAGGCGTACTTAACTTATCGTCTGCTATATTACCGTCTGTATCATAAGTTCTTAATGCAAAAAAATCACCGTTTGTGCGTGTAGCTCTTATTGAATAAGTACCTACAGCTAAAGTATTATTACCTGTATTAAATAATTGATATTCGTTAGGTGAGAATGTTTTATTTTCACTAAGAACAAGACTATCAAAAAGTAATCCATAATCACCTATTGTATTTCTTACCCAAGTAGCATTTGCACCTAATGTATTTTCAAGAACAGTAGCAATAGGTGCATCAGTTCCTGTTTGTGTTATTATTGCTGTATATACTTTGTAAGGTTTTATTGCAGCAATAGCGCTATCTACATACTTCTTTTGTGGGTAGTCAAGGTCTGTTATGTTGGCGGTGTAGTCAAATGCTCCTGTAATACCTACTGATGACGCTGTACCAATAACACGAGTAGCTGATTTTGTGTATTCAATCCCAGCTACTTGACTACCATCTGTTGATTCCGAAATTATCTGTATTGCTGATTCTGTGAAGGCAATCCTTCCATTCCAATTTTCATCAGGATGCTCCTTAAATATTCTTGTTTCTCCATATCCTGTAATTAATTCAATATCACCCGTTACAGGACTACCGCTTGCCGTTCCGCTTAGTGGAATTGCATTCTGTGATTGGTCATATAAATACCTTGTAATACTTTTTGCGTTTTCTCCATTCTCATCGGAAATAATACCTGTCAATGGTTGGGGTACATAGATTCCTCCTCCAATATCAATTAAGTCAATTATAAAAACTTCATCACCTATTAAAATTGGATCATCACCTTCTTTCAATATGATATGAGTATTTTTATAATCATTTATGTTTTTGATACCAACTAAATCTCCTTTCCCAAAAGGATTAACAGATGGCATTGACAGTGTTATATCATCCGATTTTATAGCCAACAACTTGTTTGCATCTCCTGAATTAAAATCTCTACTTTCTGTTACAATTTCTTCTGTTACAATTTCTTGTCCAAAAGATGCTGTAACACAATTATCTCTTAATGAGTCTACAATATTATTAAGTATTGCAAAACCTGCCCTTGCTTCTTGTGTAGTTGCAAATGTAATAAATTTAGATTTATTACCTTCCTGGTATATTTCAACTACTGTTTTATTAAGTACAATCTTTTTGTTCTGGCATACATTCAGAGTATAATATCTATCCCCATTAGGATATACAAGTTGTATAAACTTGTCTGTTGATGATGGCTCTTTTATAAAATTGGCAGATTGAAAGAACATTTTTAGATACTGGGTTATATGATGATTAAACTGTTTCTCCGTTACCTGCGTTAAGTATTTTATCAAATGCTAAGTTTGCTTCATTAGCATTTACAAATTGAAGATTTAAAGGTCCTCTGTCATCTGTAGAGATTACAATTTTAGAACCATTAATGTTAACGTCTGTAATAGATGCAAGTTCAATTACAATTACTTCAATTGAGTTTTTAAAAACACTGATATTAACGCCTACAAGACGAGTTCTAATATCTGTATTATATAACCCTGTTAGACCAGTAGAAGATGATTCGGCTGTTGTTGTTGCTATATCACCTGCTTTAGGTTTATTCTTTTGTATCCACTTAATACTTGGCATTCTTATTAATTTTTTATCTTAAATATACAAAATAAAAAAGACTGCCTATTGCTAAGCAGTCTACCATAAAAAAAAAGGAAATAAGAAAACTTGTTATTCATTATCCGTATCAAGTGCGGCTGTTTTTTTTCTTTGTTCTTGAATTTCATCGATTGCTGTAGAGTTATCTTTACAGAATGATTGGTAAGCTTCAATAAAGGAAATATCGGATTCTTGTCCAGGGCCAAATATCTTAATTACCGATGGGAATTCGTTAATAGGATGTTCTATAATGTCTAAACAGCTCTTCTCAATATTTGGTGCAAAGTGTTCAAGCTCATGGAATGTTAAACGTGCCTTCTGGTCATCGTCCATAGATACCCATTTATCAAAAGCTATAATAACCATACCATCAAATCCATGTAAAAGTCTTGACAAGTCATTATCCCTTCTTGCTTGCCCAAGTATTTCGCCTTCTTTAGACTTAGAAGCTGTCGCTTTAAATACATAAGCTATTTTCCATCCGGAAAGTTCGGGCCTAAATTTATCAATTAATTGTTTTGCGATTTCCTCTACTTCTGGAGCTGGTGTAAATTTCTGACCTGCTGGGAAAGAACCTAAAGCTGGTTCTGTAAATTTGATGCCTAATTTTTTTGTAATTGCATCTAGAGTTGAAAACATCATATAGTTTATTAAATTTATTATATCACAAATGTAACAATAAATTTAGTATAAACTATATTAATTCTATAAAATTATTTAAAATAAATCGAGATTGTAAAAACTAACAGACCAATCTGTAGACAATTAAATTTATCTGTTTCACCAGTCTTTGTGCTTGTGCCTTCTGTTTCAAAAAAGCAAACGCCTAGAAGCCATTCATAAATTTCATTTATTTCTATTTCTATTGTTAGCATCTTTTTGTTTAAAGTAAATATTAAACAATATATCTTTTTTCTCTGCCTAAGAAATTATCTTTTCTCATAATTGTTTTGGCAATAAAATCAATTTCATCATTCTTTTCGTCATAAGTAAGAACAAATGGTATATTAATTTTAGAATTTAAGTCTTGTATTATACCTGGTTTTGATAAAGGCAAATATGAAATTTTATTTCTATATTTTAAAAAGAATTTTTTAAAGACATCAATTAATTCTTCATTCTCTATTTCTTTGCCGTTTCGAAAGTCATTAAGTCTATCATAAAAGTGAGTTGTAAATACAATATCAATATTGAGCGTTTTAAATAAACTATCAGCAAAACGCTCAATAATTTTTAATTCAGACATAGTAATATGTTCTAGTATTTTACTTTTTAGTGACATTTATAAATTCTAAAATTCAAACCATATTTTAAGTATATCTTTTGATTCTGGTTTAAAAGAAATTTTACAAGAAAGCAACTTCTGCATATCTAATAAAGTCCTTACAGATAGTTCACTGTAAACTCTGTGTTTACAAATATAAGTTGTTTTATTATCTTCTGAACGTTCAATATTATTAGGAGTAAGCCCAGCTCTTTTCATAGCTTTCTTAATTTGTTCAATATATTTATCTGACTCCTCAGATTCAATTAGTACTGTTCTTAATAATTTATTTACTTTAGATTCATGAAGTTTATTATGAAAGATTTTTGCCAAATCTGGTCTTCCTAATTCTTTCATTGCATCACCCCTTGCTTGTAGCTTTACTCTATCATTTGTTAAACTTGCCATTGTTTTTGTTAGCTGTATTGATTTAGCTTTGTCATTACCTGCTTTAGAAAGAATACTTTGAGCTCTTTGTAAGTCTCTATCCGGAATTTGTTTAGAAGGTGCTGTTGAATTATTACCTGCCATAGATACTGTTTTAGACATATCTTTTAGGTCTGCCTTCATTTGTGATTCTGAATAAGGCGCATTAATTATTTTCTCAGCATTTTTCCATGTTTTAATAGGTGCTAAATACTTTGAACGATAATCTCTTGTATCTTGCATAATTTTATTAAACTCTTGTTCTGTTTTAATACCTTCAAGATATTCTGCGGCTTTCCATATCTTTTCGTCTTTTGTTACCTTAGACGCTTTTGCCATCATCAACATTCTAGCACCTACAATATCTAATAACATCTCATTACAGAAATTGAAGTTTGCTCTACCACGGACTCTAAAATTTACACCTGGAGTCCCTACATGGGCTTCTGCTGACCATAATTTATCATCTGTCTTTGTATTTTCCCACATACCGTCGGAAATTTGTCCTGAGATTTCACCATCCCATAAACATTTTTGAGTTGCATTTCTAAAGGTTATTATTCCTGCCATTCTTTTAAAATTTTCGCTTTAAGTCCAACTGATTCTTTCATCAGTTTTTGAATACGAACCCTTAATAAAGTTTTACCTCCATTATATGTTGGCTGACCCATTTCGTTTGTCTCAAGAGATGTGACAACTACTTTCTTGTTCTGAAACTTTCCTGCCAGAACTGTATCACCAACCTTTAAATCGATATTAAGCATTCTACTTTAAATATTGTATAATTGCCTTTTTATCGTTTTTAAGTCGGTCTAAATATATCTTTTGCAGAATTAGGTTTTTTTTAATACCTATTTCTTGACCTTTAAAGCCAAGTTGCATTAATTCATTACCATCTATTGCTAAGTCTTTTGCGTTCTTTGGCAAGCCTCTCTTAAAATCTTTTATTACTTTAAGAATGTCGTCTGGGAACATTGTCATATTTAGCATTGAAGGTGCTATTTTGTACATACGGGCACCTAACATACGAGACTCTAATTTGTTTCTCATAGAAGGAATATGCCATGCTAATTCTAGAGCCATTATTTCTGACGAATCTTTGTTCTCTAACTTCAATTTCTTAATAAGTAAAGAATGCAAAGTATCTGTTGATTCATAAGAGTCTCTCTGTGTAATTGCATATAAGAATTCAGATAGACGTTTTGCTTTATCTACCATTCTTGAATCCCCTTTAAAATCAAATCCGAATATCTGTTTGTATAAACCTGTATCCTGAAGAATCTTAAAACCAAGGTAAGCATTACCTTTTGAGATAATCTTCTCAAGTTCAATCAAAATTCTTTCACCTGTTATTTTTTTAATATCAGCACAGTTCTGTTGAATTGCTTTATAAGTATTTGGTTCAATTGTAAATCCAAAACGTGAAGCAAATTGCACAGCTCTCAACATACGAAGTGGGTCTTCATTAAATGCTTTTGGAGAAACCATACGAATTACTTTTTTCTTTAAATCATGCATTCCATTGAATGGGTCATATATTTTACCCTGCTCATCTTTTGTGATTGCATTTATTGTAAAGTCACGACGTGTCAAATCGTCTTTAATTGTAAGCTCCTTATCTGAAGTCATTACGAAATCTTGATAAGCAGTTGGATATTTCCCATTTTTATTTTTGTATTCTTCTTTTTCATCAGAAGTCATTTTTCTTTCAGTACGAGGAATTGCAATATCAATTGGTTCATCTAATTCAATATCATTTGGATAGAATTTAAGAACACCATAAGATTCACCCACGAATACAATCTTCCCGTATTTCGCTAATAGAGATTGAATTTCTTCGAAATCTAATCTTCTCACTAATAAATCAATGTCTTTAGAATTCTTCCCTAAATAATGGTCTCTCACAGAACCACCTACCACATAGACTTGACCACCTGCTTTCTTCAGTGTATCTACGAAAGGCATCTTAAGTACAGAAGACCAATTAATGGACTCTGAAAGTATCGTTTTCGTTATTTTTGCTGTTAAACTCATTGTACTACAAATATATTGAATTAAATTGTACAAACTAAATATTTAATAGTAAATCTTTGTGATATAATGCATAAATTACACCCAAAACAAATAAACAAGATATTTGGTCAGAAATTATACACTGGTGAGATAGGTTCAGGTACTTCAACATCACTTGTTATTACAGCAGATTTTGTTTCAGTTCTTACCGCTTATGGGCTTGCAAACAAAGCATCTTCAGGACCAACTGATACAGGTGTAGATTTAACATATTGTAAGATTGAACATATGATTAATGGTGCACCAATCCTAAATCATAATGGGGAAGAAATTTATGGAACTCTTACAAAAGTAGGCTCAGTATGGACTATCTATTATTGGTATATTGCTATTGACGGTGAAGCGGTAACACCTTATTCATTTACATCTGAAACAGCTACAAAGATTAATATTATTTTTAATTATCGTTCTACACTTGACAAAGTAAAAAACGATATTCTATATTTCGATAAACAACACAATACAAGAAAGCAATATGTGCGTGTAAATAACGTGCAAACAATTACAGTAGATTACGATAAGAATTACTTTGGTAAACTACCAATGGTACAATTTATAGATGATTCTGGTAATGGCTCTGTTGTACCATATACAATAGATAACATAGAAGATTGCCAAGAAATTAGTTTTGACTTTGGTACAAATGTATCAGGTTATATAATTATTTGCTAATTAGGTCGGCAGAAATAATATTTAATTCATTTCTATCATTTATATCCCACCTAAGTTCTAATCTAAAATTATCAATACCTACTTCTTTAATTATTTCATGCGCTGATACACCTCTAGGTACTTCTAAGAATTTAATGTCAGTATAGATTTTTTCATCCTCTACAACTGGATTCTGTAAAACATGAGTTGCTTTTGCAAGAGTAAGGAATCTACTATCTGGATGGTCTAATTCGCCTATCAACATATCTTCATTGATTTCTTGAATTAATTTATCCCATAGATATCTGGGATACACTCTACCATTTTTATTTGGCTCCCCAGAAACTAATAATTGTTTTTCAATATACATTTATTTCTGTAATTGTAGACCGGTTGATAAATTTGCAGATATTGTAGGCTCTGGGTCATATCCGTCTAATTGAAAATCGTCGACAAGGGCCTTTACATTATCTGTTTCTATTGTAGATAAGAATTGTTCTACTGAGATTGTATGAGTATCTGGGTCTTGATTCCAAAACTCTGTATTGATTCTAAGTTTAGGCAAATCTTTTGTCGTTCTAGAAAGTTGCAGATTTACAGCGTCCATGTGGTCTTCATAGATATGAAGGTCACCATAAGTATAAATCATATCTCCTGGAATCATATTACATACCTCAGTAAATATATGTGTTAACAAAGCATAAGATGCAATGTTTAAAGGCACACCCAAGAATGAATCTGCTGAACGTTGATACATTTGGCAGTCTAAATAATATTTTGGAACTTTTTGTTCATTTAAAAATTCTTCATTAATTGGTCTTTCGTCTGCTACAGGTTCTAAAACTCTCCAATAATAATTATATCTTTCATCATAAGTCAATGGTCTACAATTCCATTGTGCTAAAGCATGACAATTATGTACAACTAAATTATTTATTGTATATGTATGTGAATCTTTTACTGAAAAATTATAAACTTTTGTTTTTATGTTATTAAAATAAAATAATTCTTCAACTCTTCTCCATATAAAATCTTCCTCTATAATTATATTTTGATTTATTTTTTCATTTTCTGATAAATAATAATATTTTTCACATTGCATAACATTTCTGTCAAGTATTTTAGTATTTTTATTTTTTTTGCTATATGTTACTGTTGATGATTTACCTAATTTAGCTAATAATAATTGTACACCATATATTAAACTTTCAGATACAGAACCAACATTAAATTTTTCTCTATTGTTACACCCATCTGCTCTTTTATAACCTTCTAAGAATTCAACAATATAATCATTAGGAGCTTCTAATATCCATAAAGGTATTTTTTTATTTTTAGCTAATGTACCGAAATCATCAAATATTTTCGACATTCTTTTATCTGATACTGTCCAAGTCTTACAACCTGATTGAGAATCACCTTGCCAATTATACAAAGAAGGAAATATTTTTTTTAATTTAGGTATAATTATTTCTGATTCTAAATTAGAGACCGAAAAATTTATTGTATTATTAGTTTTACTCTCCAACCATCTCCAACAAAATATCCCATAACCCACCATAAATCTTTATCACTTAAAATTATCTTTTCTGTTTTTTGTGTATGTTGATTTATGCTATAATTAATCTCCAGCTCAGGTATTTTACTTTCTTTATTTATAGGAATACCTATGTAATCATCTTCTTGTAAAAACATTGATTGTATCCAACCTCTATCTTTTGTATAAAATTCATGGTTCGGCGTGCATTTTATTACATCTCTTGTAGATGTTGACCTTATTCCAATTAAAGTACCTTCGAAATTTGTCTCAGTAAAATCATACACCTCTTTATAATCACCTTCTTTTGTTAAAACTAAATCACCATTTTTTACATCAATTATTTTTTTATAACCTTTGCTTGTGTTAACAAGATTATCTTCAGTAAAACACCAATACAAGGCTAATCTTGTATCATGTGCTGGGTCTATTGCTGTTAGAATATGTCTACGTCCTTCTGGAGTTTCTTTAAGCCCTGTTAGAACGGTCTTTATCTGGTCTGTAATTGTATGTATAGGCATTGGGCGTGAACCGTCATACCAATAGTCAACAGTTTCCCATTTTCTCCACAACTTGCCATATTGATATCCACAATCGCCTAGAGTATAATGTTCTATATGTGGCAAGTCTTCTCTATCTTTATTCTTAATTATCTCGCAGAACTCATCGAATGTAAATAAACTGAATGTACCGTCTTGGTTATCACGGTAGATTTCATTACGGTGTTCATTCTCTAAAGCAATCTTCTTGTAGAAGTTATAGGCGTCCTGATGCCACATCTTTCTTACTCCGAATTGGTCTAAGAATTTAATATTTGTGTCACCTCTTAGAAACCATAGTAACTCTACCACTACACCTTTCCAATATAGTTTTTTTGTTGTAGGTGCTGGGAAACCGTCTTTTAAGCTATGTCTAAACTGATAACCGAATCTAGATATTGTTCCAGGCATACCTGCACGTGCTGCTGGTTTAAGAGTCCCTGTGTCTTTAATGTCTTGTAGAAGTTGATGATATTGTTTCATATTATTTTTTGATTTGCTCTTTTACTTTTTCCCATTGAATTTTTATAAGTATAGCTCTTATCTGAGCTTCTAGGTCTGTTACGGTTGTATCAAAATTGTTTTCAATGTAGAAATCAAAGCCCTTGTAATCGTCTAAATCTGTTTCACTATCATTGTTAATGATTTGTGCTCGGTCTGAATTAATACGGATTAAGAAACATTGGTCATTATGTTCTTTGGCTAATTTTTTAAGTGCTACTGCTTCATTTTTGTAACGAAGGTCATTTACAATCCACTTAGGGTTATTCTCAATTATGTAATCGGCGCACAAGGCGTTAATCCATATATTAGGGTGAACCATTTTTCGACAACCATCCCCAAGAGCAATAAGCAAATCTCTTACTGTCATCTCAATGTTTGGCCCTTCTAAATTTAATTTATCCCACATTGCTGGAAGTGTAGATTTCTTAAAGTCTCTATCTTCAAACATTGAAACATCTTCGCCAATAAGTAAACCGGCAAACATCTTTAATTTATAAGCAAATTTTTTAAATTCCCAATCTTTTGTCTTCTCAGCAAGAATCCATTCGAACTGTTCATAGTTAGAAACAAAGAGTTCTGAATCCCAACTCTTTGTTATATGAAATACTGTCTCGTTAATGTTTTTTAGAAGGAGTCTGCCTGTGGTGTCTTTTCCTGAATTAATTTTTCCACTAATACCTATAATCATAATAAATTCTATTGTTTACACAAAAGTATGTAAAAAATCTAATATGATATGTGTCTATGTGAAGATTATTTTATTCAACAATATAAAAAGGAGACAAATCAATGTACTTCTTCTGTTGTTGAACGATTCTTAGTGTACTTAAATACCTATTGAGATATTCATCAAGTTCTTCCTGGAAAGCAAGCGAAGGTAATTTTTTTATTAGGCCTTTATCTAATTTAGTATTCAAAGTTGCTCTCTCATAATCAACTGCCGCTAAGTATTTCTGCAACTCTTGATTAAGAACTGTTTTAAATGTACTGATGTCACTTAACCAATTAATGAATTCATCGTGTTTATAATTACAAGTCACTATTACATTGTTATCAAATAATTCACGACCACTTGCTAAGTTCTTGTAAAATAGTAGCCCGCGATATCCATGCATGAATTTTTTTATCTTCAATTTGTAATCAGCAATACTATGTACCTCATTAAAGTCTCTTTTACATAAACCCAGGTAACATTTTAAGGTATTATAAGTTGTGAATTCCTTACGATTCTTATAGAAGAATTCTAAGTCTGTTCCTATTAGGCTTGTATTATATAAAGCTTCAACGTTAACAGTATTATCGCCACTAATTAGATTTCTTGAGAATGTCAAAATGTCTGTGTAATTAATATCACCGAATTCATCTTGCCATTGTAATTGTGTGGCTCCTTGTTGGGCGCTACGCATTTGATTTTCTGGTGGCAGATAAATACATAACCAATCTTCGTCAGAATTTTTTGTAGCAGTACCATAGTATTGACTACCCATCTTTAGGTTCATTACAATACTCTCATCAAGTAATTGTTTTACATTCTTATTTGTAAATTTCTTATTCATCTTTATTAAAGGTGATAGGTTGGAATTCTAAATATGCTTCTGGCTTAGGTCTGTCAAATTTAGATTCGGTTAAGTCTTGTATTTTTACTCCTGGACCTTTAAGTGCTTTAACTTTCTGTTTTAGAGTTTCTACTTGTGCTGGTGTTAAACTTTCTTTACCAATAAGGAATAAGTCTAACCAATCAAAAAATAATTCTGTTGGTGTCTTCATTTAACTGGTGTTAATTCTATTACGCCTGGCTTGTCTACTAATTGCTTAAGAGCCTCAACAGCTTCTTCATCAAAGTGGTCAAGTAATTGTCCACGGAAGTAAATCATTCTGCCATCCATATAAATATCTTTTGCACAGAAGTACCAATTCATATCTGGGTCGTATTCTTGGTCCCATAAGAAGACAGTAATATTCACATCTGGACAATACGTCGAAATGATGTGAGAAATAATATGCCAATCACCTCCGGCAATACCCGCACCTATTCTTGGAATAGCAATATTCTTACCTTTAAAATCTCTGTTTACATTTTCGAACAAAGATTTTATCCATTCATATCTTTTTGCAGTAGTGTCTGATTCTGGACCGCCTGGTGTGTATTGACAATATCCATTTATAATTGGTCCACCTATTGTGTAGGTACCTAATTTAGCTTTGTCACCGCGTATTGTCATATTGTCAGCCTCAACTGCTGCTGGGTATAATTTTGAAACCATATAAGCGAACCCGCCTCCCATGGCATTGAAACAATTACATCCTTGTAGAATATAATCGAAATCTTTTACGTTTTTAAAGGCATCGCCTATGATATATTTCATGCTTACTGATTTATATTAACAAATATATAGAATTAGATTCTACATTCCAAAAAAATCATTATAAAACCCTGCCGGTAATGTCCAAATCTGGGTATTTTATTTCAAAGAAGGTGTCTGCATAGCCTTTTACCGTATTATTTACAAGTGTAACAGCAAACCTATTAGCATTATACACATTTGAATTTAAGTCGATGTTTCTATAACGTCCAGGTTCCATGTCTGCATATTTTCTACCTGTTCTTGTATCAGTTCCCCATTGGTTATAGAATTTCATATCTACCACGTTTATTACACCTTTTATTTCTTGTAGAATTGCTTGAACATTCGCCATATAGATTGATTGGCCTAATTGCCAATTAGCTACTGCGAAATAGTCTTTAAGTCTTTGTAGACATTTAGCTAGAGTTTCTTGTTTATTATTATTGTCAGCGATAATAGTAAAGTCGAATTGAAGATTTACCACACGACCGTCTACAATATCTATCCAGTCACCGATTATTCTCTTATCAAGTAACCAATTCTTAATGTTTGTCTTTAGAAGCTCATTTGGATATTGCCAAATACCGTTACCGTCTTTATAAGTTGTTACAAGTTTACCTGCTTCATCAATACCAAGAATATAGATACGACATTTTTCACCTATCCATAAAGAGATATTATTTTCATCTAGAAGTAAATCATTTAGCCTTGTTTGAGTTATTGGATTTGTTGAACCGGCCGGTATCATTGCTAGATTAGAACCTAGAGACGCTATTGTATTTAGAGTTTCATCTATGATTCTTCTTCTTTCATAATATACGTTATTACTTTCAACAAGCATTAATTGTTGAGTAAGGTATCCATATATATTACCTAGATTATAAATACCTGGTTTAATTTCTTCGCATGATACTTTATATGGGCTACCAAACTTAGGTGGCATCTTAGCTATAAATCCTTTTACGTCTTCATAAGTAACAACTCTATTCTGTGCAGCAAATACTTTTGGAAGTGTATAACGCATTTCTTCTATAGAAAGGGCATCACGTCCACCAACTGCTGGCAATTCGTTAATAATCTCCATAGAGTTTCTAACGTTGCTTAATTTGTTATAATCTACCGATACTTGCTGTGGATAGAATTCTTTAGAAGATATATTTGTTATCTGACCAGCCTGTACATTTGAGTCAATACCGCCACCTGTTCTATATTTTATAAACAATGTAGAGTCAATAGCAGGAATTTCACCTAGTGTGTTGTTATTAAGTATTGAATTAAGACTGATATCACTATTCAAGTAACTTTGTATAAGGCTTTCAAATAAGTCAAAATTCGTAGTCGATGACCCGAAATACAACGTCACTAAATCATTAATGTCTTTCTTAATAATAAAACGTTTTGGTATTGCTACCCATTCGCCTTGTTTTATCTGAGATGTTTGGTTGATACTGTCTTGTAATTCGACAAACATCTTATCTTGTGCTAAGAAATCTACTTGTGAATAAGTATAATCTAGATTATCAAATAATGAGTCGTTAAGCAACTGAAATTGATTTCCAGGAACACCAATTACACCCACTACTTCTGTAACGTCTGTGTCTGCTATTGTTACAGGCAAGAAAGGTTTAATATTTGTAGAATCAATATAAATACGCTGAATCTTTGTTATACCACTTCTTATTACTACTGATTTCGTAACTTTGAAACTTATAATCTCATTGTTTGAATTGAAATTTGGTGTAATTACTCTATTCTGTGGGTCGGCAAAGTTAATATCTGTTAGATTCTCAAAAGAAACTCCAGATGTAGATGTTGCCTGTAGACTCTTTACATTTGGTAATAAATCTGGGTCAGGTTTTACAAGACCATCTTCAATAATAAATGGAACCGTAATAGAAACCTTTAATTGAGTTGTCGAAGGAGTCTTTGTATAGTTAGTAAAATTAAAGTCGTTTGCTGCACGAATTAAAGAACCCCTTGCTTGTGCCTCTGAAATAAATGATTCGTTAAATGCCTTATCTAGATTATCACCTAGAACAGTACCCATATAAGCTACCATTTCTAGATACATCATATCCGGCGAAGCGTCATTAAGATAAATGAAATCTTCTGGGAACCTAGTTTTAGCAAAGTTCTTTAAGTCCTCAACGAATGTAGTAAAGTCTCTATTTATATATTGAATTGGCATATCTTAATTTACGTTTAATTGCATATCAAATTGTGTTAAGTCTGTAAGCGGGGTGTAATATTTTACCCTTAAATATACAGTAACTGCATCTGTACCTTTCCCTGAATAAAATAAAACCTCAACAAAATCAACTTCTGGGAATTGCTTCGCTAAATCATCTTTAAGTTCTTCTTGTTTAGATGAATAAACCTCAGAGTTATTTAGATAATGAAGCAAGTCTGGAAGAATACTGCCTATTGGGTTACCCAGACGAGAATTTTTCTTTGTATATAGGAAACATTTTATAGAAGAAGTCAAGGCCTTCTCAACCGTATTACTTCTTTCCATACCTGAAGTAACCTTATCTTTTCTAAAAGGGAATAATAGACACGCTGATTTGCTCATTACTATTAAATATAATACAAAATTAAGTATATTTACTTACAAAACATTTATTAAAATGGACTTAGTAAAAAAATACATCCTAGAAGCAGAAAGTAAAAGAAAGAAAATCACGGAAGCTACCTTTCTTTCTGATGATACAAAGAAAAATTCAAGAAGAGCGTGGAATATATTTAAGGAATCTTTTCAAGAATGGTTTTCTGGAATGACTTCTGTATTAGAAGATGAAATGGAAGATGACGATAATGGAACTCCATCAGATTTATTAGACGAAGTTTATTCTTTTGAGAAAGCTTTTAGAAAATTAGATGCGTCTATTACTAAAAAAACAAAGTAAAAATGTCTTTATCAAGAAAAGTCCTTAATGAAATAGGTACAAAGAAGATTCTTAAATTCTTATTGCCTCACGATGACAAATATACTATCAGCGATTATTTTGTAAACCCTAATGAACATTCACTATGCGATAACTGCAAGAAGAGAATTGTGTATGCTGTTGAGATAAAGAATGCTAAAGGGAAACAATTTAAAGTAGGTTTGGATTGTGCAGAAACACTTTCATCTTTAGACGCAATTAAATTAGGGCAGATTAGACAGAACTTCAAGGCCATAATTAATATTATGAAGAAGTTACAACCTTATATGTCCAAAGACATATCATTTATTAAGAAAAAGAATACAGGTGTTCTATCTGCTATTTATAATTATTCAGAAAAATTGCAGCTTGGTTTAATAGACATAAGTAGAGACCAGATTTATTTTAATGAAGACGTTCTAGAGCATACAACTTATTTCGATAAGATAAAAGTAATAGACAATGAAAACGAATACCTATCTTTCTATAAAGAAAAATTAGCTTTCTTTAGCAAGGAAGGTAAAACTTCTGAAATGAAGCTTCTTCGTTATAACTCAAGATATAGGGGAATAAATGAATATTTCGATACGCCAAAATTAGACAAGATAAAAGCCGAAGAGCAAGAGAAGAATAAAAAAGCCGAAGCAGACAAATATCAAAAAGGATTAGAAGAACTAAGAGATAAATTAGACAAAGAAAAATTCGTTGTATTATATGATTATCTACATATTAAATGGAATAACGATAATTATTGGTATATGACACATCAAATGTTTGCTGATGTTTTAAGAGAACAACATTATAGAATCTCATACAAAGAATTCCCTACAAATATTCTTACAGGTAAACAAGAAAAATTAATGTTTCACCATAACAATAAAGCTGGAATAAAATTTATCGAAGGTAAAGAATATGAAGGCAAAATATATGCAGTAAAAGATAAGAACTATCTATTATTTGTGCCTGTAAAACAAAAGAATTAATTAATATCTATATTCGAAGAAACACCTTGTTGTTTGAATTTCTCAAATTCAGTTTGTATTGCAATTTGTTTCTGTAGAAGGCTTGGTACTTGCGTCGAAGGAGTAATTGGAGCACCTGTTGTTGTTGTGTTTCCAGCGCCTGCCGCTAATAATTGTACTAAGAATTGATTAAAGTCAAGAGTCTTCTGGAATAAGTCTATAAAATTCTGAGCAAATATAGGTTTCTCTTTCCTTGTGCTCTTCTTTGAGAGTATTTTAATATGGTCTGATGAAGATACTTCTACGTTCTCTGTTACATCAATAAAAGATTCTTCTTTATCACCTTTATTCTGGATTATCTTTGTAGACTTCTCATCAAGTATTAAAGCATTCTTTGATTTTCCTTTAAGTATTACCTTCTTAACGGCCTTTTGATTCTTTGTCTTAAATTCATCCCCATTCCTAACACCCGGCGCAACATTATACTTTCTCTTAACAACCTTCTCCATTTCTTCCCAGCCTTTCTTACCAGTTGGATTTACATCAAGCCTTTTTACATCATCATCCTTTACGTTAGAGTCAACATAATCTATAACATCAAACCATATACGTCCATTAAAAACATCTTGTATTGAAAATAGACCTACAAGAACTACGCTACCTACTTCTGGGGTTTCTATAATACGTTTATTAGATGGAACACACCAAGGTAGCTTCTTAATGTCGTCTTCAACATTCTTACTTTTAAAGAAATGGTCATCTAAGATTGGAATACGAACTTTAATACGATTTGCATTTTCTTCATCATAAGCCACAACCACACCCCACTCGAAGATATGATTCATCTTCTCATTAGTCTTTAATAAGTTATCGGCAATCGACTTCTTTACCTTATCAACTATATTGACGCCCTGTAATTTATTTTCATCCATTAGCTTCTAACAATTTTTCTATTTCGCCGTTACGAATTGTAATCCTTTCCATTATCTTTAATTTCAGCAATACCTCTTTCTGTAAGTCCTCTAACTTTCCTAAATTTTCAAGGTACTCTTTAATAAGTTCTTCTGGATTCATTTTCTATTATTTATTCGTCGTCATCATCGTCATAGTCTGTATCAGAATCTATGGGCGTGAGCTTACTTTCGTTTATCTGCTTCTTAATATCAGAGAAGTCATATTCTTTCTCTCCTGAATCTGCCTTAGCCCTTTCCTTTAATCTATTAGCTAATAGACCAGCTACCTTAAACAATTGGTCCTTAGTTTGAATCTTTGTTTTTAGCATTTCTGATAAAGACTCTTGATATATTTGTAGCGATGTTGTATTAATACCTGCTCCAGGCACAAAAATTTCGTCTTTAAAGCTCTGTAGAATCTTCTCTACTTCTTTTATGTCTTCTTGAGTAGTATCGTGTAATTGTTGAATTAAGGCGTCAAAACCTTCTTCGCTAATAAGTGGTGCTTGAACTGCTTGGTCTTTTACTTGTGAGTCTTGCATTATCTAAATATTTTAATCTTCATTTCTTTTAAATATTTCAAAACTTGTAAAGATGATAATCCTAGCTTTTCTTGTAGTATCTCCCTGAATTCAAATTTGTTATCAAATTCTAGATTATGCCAGTCTTTAAGCAAAGCAATTAATTCGTTAGCAAAGGCCTTCTTCTCTTCCGAGAAGTTTTCATCACGCATTCGATTCTCAATCTGTTCGATGCATTCGTTTATTAATTGTTCGAAAGTAACTGCTTGGCTTGTTTTATATACGTCTGCTTGATTTTCAATGATAACACTATCATCAAACATCTTACCAACTTTGTTAGCCTTCTTGTTACGTTGAACCATTTCGTTCTTTGCCACGGTCCCAAAGAATGAATAGGCTTTTACTTGCTCTCCAGTCTTCTTTGAAACTTTGTTTGGGTCAAACTTATGCATCTCTACAATAACCTTTTCAAAGCCATAAGCCTTTAATTGGTCTTTTGTAATATTAATAAGCGAGTGGAACTTGGGCATATTAATAACACCCTCAACAAGATTCTCTAAAGCTGGATATAGAATGTTGTAGAATAAAGCCGCTTTGTCTTTAGACGGGGTTGCTGGGTCTAAGTATTTTCTTAGAGCTGCTTCTTCTTGTTCGTCAAAATAATTTTTCTTTTTCATTTAAAATAGATAGGTAAACTGTAATGTTTTTCATTATTACTCAATTCACCTACCTATTTAAAGATATCCCTGAGATGGATACTATTAGTTATTTAGATTTGATTTCTTTCTTTTCGTTTTTGTTATAAATGCCTTTAAGTTCTTCAACCATTGCCTTACGTTCATCATCTGTAATCTCTTGTTCTGTTGTACTAAGAATACATTTAGGAATAACCCCCACCTTAATATCATTAAAGTTACTGATGATTAAATCCAGGATTTGGAAATACTTTAATTCTTCGTTCGCTTTATATTCATATGACTTTAAGAATTTATTGTTGACAATAATTCCATTTGTCGTAATGTCATAATAACGATACAGAATTTCTTTATTAACCTCGCCAGGATATTGATTTAACTGCGGGTTAAAAATTGAAGAGTTAAGTATGTTCTTTGTTGTCTTACCTTCTGAGTCCATTTCGTTTACCAAAACAAAGTAGACATCTACTTCTGGGTCCAAATAAGGCTTCGCAACATCTACTAATGGCTCTTCGACAGAATCATTATATGAAATAAAGAAATTGTCATCTATTTTAAGCGTTTGCTGATTCATGTTGTTCTAATTTTGTTTTTGCTAATAAAAATTTTTCTTTAATGTTGATTTGGTTTGATTCGAAGTAAGTATCTAATTTCTCTCTTACTGCATCTTCTTTATGTGCTAATAAAGGCTCTTGGTTAAATCCTTTATAGATTGTTTCGTTAGATTCAAACATCCAGTTGTAACAGAAAGCTGCAAGTTCATCTACTACTGCAAAGATGCTATCATCACAAGCAATAATATTGTCTGCACTCTGTAGATGTTCTACATTCCTTGTCTTAGCCAATAAAACCGGGATGTTTACGGAGATAGCCTCTAATGGTGGAACCACACAACCTGACATTGGGTCATGTACAACTAAAATAGCACTCTTAGCAAGTTGGTCTATATAGTTGTTTGAATTTAATTTACGAAGCACCTTAAATTGCCATACTGACAACATTGGATATTTATTTACAAACGCATTTATAATCTGCGCCGCTTCTCTTTTATTTCTTACGAATAAACCTATCTCCGGCTTAATCTCTGTTTTGTTTTCAATTGGTTTAGCCTCGTCAATTACATAAGGTATATGTTCGAACTTAATATATGGGAATAGAGTCTGGTGGTCTATCATTAAATTCTGACCTACTGAAATAGCCTTCTTAAATCCAAAGTGGTACCAGTTGTAATAATTCTTCATTGTACCTAAACCTTCGTAAGACATAAGTAAGACAATCTTCTCAATAGTCTTCTCTTCTGCTAAGTTTTCCATGATGTACCAGAAACCGTCTGGAACAATTACTGTATCATTTGCTTTAAACGTAAATGATGCGTGGGATTTGTTCTGTTTCTTTATCTTGTCTTTCTTGCTTGACAAATATTGAACTTGAAGATGTTCAAACTTAGTATCTAACCAAGTCGGTTTAAAACCATATTCTTCGTGAAGTACAATACTATTATATCCCAACTTGTTTAATAAGTTAGAGAATTGATAGATTGTAACTAAAGACCTAGATGGGAATTCCATGTCTGGGCAATAGAATAAGATTCTATTTGTCTTTTCATCAATGCCTTGTATAAAGTCATTAATTAGATTTAATTCTCTTTCGGCTTTGTCTTCTGGGGATAATTTTTCCAGGTTTTTCTTTCTAAATGCCTCGGCAAGTTGTTCGCTATACGTTCCCATTCTGTAATTTTTCTTTTAATTCTTTTTCGATTGTTCTCAAATATATAAATAATTCTTCAGTTTCAATGTCTTTATTAAATTCTTTTGCAGATAATTTATAATTTTCATCTGTGAATTTCCATTTAAACATATCTTCAATAGTTTTCTTTTCTTCTTTTGTGCTGTAGAAGAACAAACCTTTGAAGTCTATTTTTGCCTTCATTAAGAAAGACAAAGTAGCTGTAATTGATTTATCCCACTTTACATCATCAATAAAATATACTGGTGTAAGTACATTGTTCGTAATCCTTAGAAGTTCTGCGGCTCCATGATTAATTACTTCACTGTTACCATATATTGTATGACCACAGTCTTCAAGAAAGATTTGTTTGTCTTCTGCTGAAAAGAATAAATTTTCCAAAGGATATTTGTAATCAAGAGTCGTGTCACCTTCTTCTTCGTCTACAATTACTTCTGGATTGCCTTTAAGGGCTAACAAAGTCTTTGAATAGAATCTTAAACGGTCTTCATCCATTTTAAATCTTTCTTCTTTAGGTTCTAGAAGTGCTTCTTCTTCACCCATGTCTTCGTGTTCGTCTTTAGATAAGAACAAATCAAAGTATTCAAAGTAAGTATCAATTAGTTTATCATTGACCTCTCTAAGAATATCATCTATCTTTATTAAAACTCCTTCTATCATTTTTATCGTGTGGTTTATAGTCTGGTTTATAATGTGGTTTATCGTGTGGCTTCTTTAGGCTTATCTGGAGTTTGATTTTTAAGTGCGTTACATAACGTGGTATTATTGAAGTTACACCAATCACACAGAATTCGCGATGGCCCAAACCTTTGTTTTTTTAACTTTTTTGGGTTTAAATTCTTTATGTCGGTTACTGCTGCAATCATCTCATCTAGATATTCTTGTGTAATCTTCATGTCTGGGAAGATTGGTAACTCTTGTATTGTTCCGTTATCACACAATGCAACATATCTACATTTTATTTTATTAATAGGTATGCCCGTTGCAATAGAAACAAAATATCTATAAACCAATATCTGACCCACAAACATCTTATCTGCAAGTTTCTTACGAAGGTCCCATAACTTACCTGACGTCTTCCAGTCAACAATAAGAACTTCATCTGTAATCTCATCATGAAGTATTAAATCGACGTATCCTTTAAAGAAAAAATCTTCACCGTCAATTTCGGCTAATTTATGAAGGATTTTTAATTCAGTATATAAGACTTTGTAATCTTTAAATCGTTCGTTAAACGCAAGATTTGACACTATTAAACGGAATTTATCACGGAGTCTATCTTTATGCTGTGTAAAATCAACTATCTGAGCCTCTGTAAGCTTCTCTAAATTGATTATCCATGACTTTTCGAACTCCTCTTCATAATTGTAATCTGCCCCTTTATGACAAATTTCTTCCATTATAGAGTGAATAACATTACCTGACCACATAGTTAAATTCGTAGGCATACGATAATCCAACTTATAGGAGATATAATATTTGTGTTCGCACGATTTAAACTGTGCAAATTCCGACCAAGAAATATAATTCTTTATCTTTGCTTCTATTTCTTCTTCTGGCATTTAGTCTATTTGGTGATGTAGGCTGATTGTATAATTTTTTGTTACCCTTCTAAGAAGAACAATTACATCAATTGCGTCTTGTAGGGCATCATGTTGACATTCTGTGTCTATTCCGCTTCTCTTTAAACATAAGTCTGTCGAAGGTAGAACTTCTTCTTTCCAATTTGTATATAGAATCGATGGGTCTATTGTTCTCTTTGAAAATCTTCTTGAATTGTAGAAATAATCACTACCAAATCCTTGTTTCTCCAAAAATGGTAAATCAAATCTTGCTACTTGCTTGCCGGCGATTACAATTTGTTTGTCTTGACAATCAAGAGTGTGATTGTGTAACCATTGTTCAAATCTTCTTTTTAAACCTTCTACATCTTGGGTAAGACCATCGATGTAATAATTAGACACAATCATTTGTCTTCGAGTTCTATCAGCTATGTCTTCTCCCTTGCTAACATAATCACTATGTTCTTTCCTTAAAGCAATTATTCTATCAATATTATGTTTGTTCATAGAGAAGGCTATGATATTACCTTTAAGAGTATTATGATTGATATAAACATGGAAAGCTGGTAACTCTTCTAAAGGTTTTACATTCTCCGTATCCTCAAGAACAGCACCTAAAGACAAAATCTGGTCTTCATCTTGGTTAATACCAGTCGACTCTATATCTAATGAACAAATAATCATAGTATTCTATTTTACCGTGTGAATTAAACTATTAAGGTCTGCTCTGGAAATATCTGCATCAAAGCCACCAGGTACATTTTTTGTAATAACCGCAATAGCATCGTGAGAGTGTAGGGACTCTTGGTGTGAAGCAATTACTTTAAAGTCAACAATACTTGGGTTCTTATCCAATTCGTTATACATTAAACGTACTGCATCTTCTACAAACTTTGTATTTGAACCATTAAGTTCGGCAAATGCTTGTTCGTCTTCTCTCTTAACGACAACCTGTGTTTCTGTTTTAAGAGCTTCTAAACACATTTTCTGAATATCTTCGAACCAAACCATGTCAGTAAATTCTATTGAGATTCTTGCTACTGAACGTTGTGAGTGAGATACGGTTGCTTTGTTTCTAAACTTACGAGCGTGTTCTGCAAGTTCAAAAGAACATGGGCAAGCAGATGAGTAAACATAATCAAAATGGATAATCTTCTTTAACTTACCACCGTCGTTAATTTCTGTTTCCATCTGGATATCATAATATTGCCATCCCCAATTATCACTTCTTAAAGAAGCTTGCTTCATAGGGTATGAAAATTTTACAATAATTGCTGCATCAAAGGAATTTAATTTCTCTTTGTATAATTTAAGTGTATTCACTAAAGAGTCAAAATTAAATATCTCTTCGTGGGATTCGTAGAACGTTCTAAGTATTCTTGACATATTAATACCCTTCTTGTGAGCTTCAAGGGATACTGAACCTGTAACAGAAGCTTCAACATTTAGAGTCGAACCATCTTGCTTCATAATTTTAAGTGGAAGGCGGAAGTTGTGAATACCAACTTTCTCTATTGCTACTGGAGCACCTTTAATAAGTGAGTTAGGGCCATTCTGCAAATCAGGAAGTGTATCTACATATTGTTCAGTAGCTTGAAGCTCTGTGTCATATTTGTAATCTGGATACTTGTAATTCTTTGAGTATTCAGTCTCTTGGTGTTCGGATTTAAGTGTTTTGTTTACCTCATCGAAGTATTCATAACCATTGTTTTCTACCATACTAATTCGTTATACTTTTTATATTAGATACAAAAGTATATATATTTAGCAAATAAAAAAACTTTTTCGTAAAATAATTTTAAATTAAAATCTAAATAGAGCCATAGCATACGTTTTACCGTGATACCATTTAGAAGAATACCACTCTAAATTAATATAACCTTCTTCTAATAAAAGGTTTTGATTTTCTTTTGTTATCTTCTTACACTTATATCTATTAATTAATCTTTCACAAGGTCTATCTTGGTCATGCATTAATTTCATCTCGTTAATAGTTCTTTCTTTGTCTTCAAGGTGTATTAAATCAAGAAAATTTTTACCTATTAAATCATCTTCGGTATAACCAAGAACTTTTTCCCAATAGTCATTTATCTTAATTATTTTTCCTTGTTCATCTGCTATTAAAAACAGTAAAGGCATATTGTGTATGATTGAGTCATATTTTGAACACATTAATGGTCTTTAAGTATTTTCTTTAATCTGTAGATTTCTTTTACTTTAAATGCGGCCCAAGCTAATTCTTCTTCATCTAATTCAGTATGTCTTGCAAATGAAATAGTTACTACACCATCTTGTGTTCTATCTGTCATTAAAAAGTGATATGCTGATGTCACACCATAAGCTAACATTTGTTGTTCTACATCTTCTGGTTGTTGTTCGGAATGTTGTACTAAGTATTTTTTACCTTCTGAACACGCTTTAACAACATCGTTTATTGTTTCTGCAAATAATGCTATTGGAAGTTTCTGTAGGTTTTGTGCTATCTTTTGTGTATTAACATCTGACTGTTCATATGTAATAGAAACATACATAAATGGAACACCACCTTGGTCTTTATCACCATTATGATATTGATATACCACAGTACGCTGAGCCTGGAATCTATTTAACATTTCTGTTAGAATCTCATTAACTTTTACTTTGATTGCAATTGATTTATTAAATAATTGTAGCTTGCTGTTTAATTGCGTTTTTAGCCACTCAGATAGAGGTCTCCATAAACCTAAAATTAGTGCTGATAGGATTATACCAATATTTTTTGCGTCTTCTGTACTTAAATGCATTTGTCGAGTGTTTACTTATATCTTGTTAGGTTTTTACTATTTTAAATATTGCATTTTTTTAACAATCCCAAGCTTGACAGAGACTATTAAATTTATTGAGATATAACAAGTTATCGTTTAATTTTTTACAGATTTTTAAGAATTCTTCTTTGTTAAAATCTATAAATTCAAACCATTCTTTAGAATCTTTACCTAAACCTTTAAAATAATTGTGTAAAGCTGTTTCTAATTTATATCCTAATGGAGTTTCATAATTAGTAACCTCAATTAATTTATTTGAGTTTCCAGGAGTTAGTCCTTTAATACGAGATTGAATTGTTCTACGTGTTACACCAATCTTATAATTATCAGTGCCTTGTTCTTGAATAAGATATACTTTGTACATTATGAATACAAAGATAATAAATTTATCTATAATAGCGACCTGGTATGATTCTACCTTTCTTTGGTGGAGTAGAACATACTCTTTTTACAGCTTGTTCTACCTTGGAACCTGTATCACCGTTTAAGTCTAAATGAGAATTGTAATTTATGCTTGCCATCTTCTAGAATAGCTTTGCAGTCTTTAAGACCTGGGAATATTTTTCCCATGTGTTTAAAAGCTGAATAAATTCTTTCTTGAGTAAGTGGATGTAGGCCAGATTCTGGATAGTATCTTATTTTTCATATTTATCGTAATCTTCTTTAAGTTGTTTTTTTACTTTTGATTTTAATCCTTCTGTAACTTCATTTAATTTCATTGCGTCATATCCGCTTATTAAACCTAGTTCAACACCTGCGTCTAACCATAAGTCTTTTTCTACATCATCGCTATAAGCTCCATCTGCTGATTTTGCTAATTGCTTAATTGTAGAAGCCAACTTCTTTACTTCTTGTTTATACGCTGACATTCAAGATAAAATTTTATTAAACTACATCAAAGTAGTCGTAAGCAATTTCACATGATACTTCTGCTACACCGTCGTCACCCATATCTAATGAGCCACCGTCTAATGATGCAAGGATACAACCATACAAGATGTATTTCTGGAATACAACTCCATCTGGACCTTCCATGTTAAGTGTAATAGTCTTCTTATAGTTACGAGCATATCCACCTTTACCTGTTAAGAAGTCAGTGTGTTGTTTACTCCATTGGAATAATTTCTGATATACGTGCGGTCCTATAACATCACGGAATGTTACTGTTATATTATCAACAGTTGTCTTACCTTTATACTTAAACTCCATGTTCTTATATTGAACCATCTGGATGTTGTGGTTAGCTTTAGGTCTTGTACAATTCACTTGGAATGTATAAGGTATATTCATTTCGACAGGAAATTCCAGAGACCACAAGTCTTTTCTAAGAGGTTCAAACTCATTTGGAATACTGCTGAATAATTTTTTTTCGTCTGGCATTTATTGTCTATTTTTACTATTAAATATTAGAGTTCTACAATTATTTAGTTGCTGGCTTTTGAATTATGTGAAGTTTATACTTACCCATAGAGTCTACAACCATAGTGTAACCCAATTTATTCAACTTATATGCAAACGTAAATGTTATCTGGAACTTCTTTGGATATGTAATAGCATAACTCTTTTGCACACCTTTAGCAGTCTTAATACTTGATTCTTCTATGTGCATTTTAAATTGAGATGCTAGAGATTTTAATTTCTGGAATCCTTCCTTAGGTTCTTCAGCGCTTACCTTTGTATTTGGAATATCTTCTGTAAGACATTCTTGTTCACCTTCTGCAAGATAATCTGCGTCGTTATTTAGTTTAGTCCCTTTCTTCATTGGCTCTAAAGCTGGTGCTTCTGGAACTGCTATATCTGCTGTTGTAAATTCTTCTGTAAGAGAAATTTTATTAGCGTCAAACTCATCTTCTGTTAAAGACATCTTAGGTGCGTCATAACAGTTGCTTTCAACAAGTTGTAATTTCTTACCGGTCTTCTTTTCAATAGCCGCAATAGCTTCACTTAATTTTATCTGCTTCTTCATTGGTGTTGTTTCGTTTAAATATGATTCTTTTAAATCCGCTCTTCCGAATTTACCAAACTTCTTAACTGCTTGTTCTGGAGTTAATTTTCCAAACCTTACAAATAAAGAAGATGCTTCAATCCTTTTCTGGATATCTGTTTCAATAGCTGCCTTTCTAACAGCCTTATACAATAGTTTTGGAACTTTCTTTAATTCATTATCATCAATAATCTTTAAAGACGATAAAGGCATAAACCTCATTAATCCTTTAGTAAATGTATATGCTTGTTCTGCTGTAATGTCTGGGTGATTTATGATTTCAACAAAGTGTTTTGTCATAGCACCATTTGTTCCATACTTCTTATAAGACAAATCTAGTTTAGGCATTTCTTTCTGCTTTGCTTCTTTTGCTTCTTTTAATTCCATTGCTTCTTTAATTTTACCTGCTTTCTGTTTAATACCAATATCGTTACAAAATTTGTTTGTAAAGTCTACAAGTGATTTAGCATCCATGTCAACTTCTACTACATTCATCATTACTGGTTTGTCCTCATTAAGAGATAAACCTACTTGTGCGGCCCATCTGTGATGTCCGTCCAGAATATAACCATCTTTAGAAACAAATATTGGAGCCGTAATAGCTTCATGATTTGGGTCTTTCTTTAGAGCTGCTGTCATACCTGCTACTTTAGCACCTACTAATTGTGATTGAGTAGCTTTAAGTGTTGACGCATCTATTTTCTTAGGTGTCATCTTAGCACCTGATGCTTCAAGGGCTTTTTTAAATGCTGCTTCTGTATCTACTTCTCCGTTTTTATCTTTAGGTAAATCATCTGCTGGAGTACCCGGGATTGCATTACCTTTAAGCTGTGGCATTTCTGCTCTTGGGATGTCTAATGAAACTTGGCAGAATAAGTTAGTACCAGGAACGGCAACTTTACATAAATCATAGTCTGGAGCCTTTTCACCTTTTGCAGATGCTTCGTCTGACATAGCCTTTAATTTATCTAAAATTGCAACGACTTTCTTACGGTCTTTTTCTAGCACTTTCCCTTCTGGGCTTTCTGTTTCTTCTTTAGTTCCTTCCGAGTTACCTTTTAATTTATTCAGTAGAGACTGCGCTTTTTGTTTTACTGTTGAGCCGTCTTCATAACCTAATGCCGAAGATACTTTTACTTTACGTCCTGTATCTGGGTTAGATATCTTTTTGTTCATAATAGCTTCTGCCCCTTCTTTAATTACTTTGCCTTTCATGTCTTGTATAGTTACGCCATTATCAATCAGAAACTTAATTGCCTTCTTATAGCTTTCAACATCTCTTGTAACAATACCAGAATTAAAAAATCCTTTTTCTCCTTTCTTTCTACAATATTCCGAAGGAGAAAAATCATCATTAAATTTAGAGTTAAGAGTATCACATACATCCCATACATTTTCTTCAGTAAGGTATAGGTTAGATGCAAAATCTATTTGGAAGTAAACTTTTTGTCTAACAGAAAGTTTTGCATATTTGATGTTTTTAAAAGACATTTTACTTAAAACCTAATTTTTGTGCTATTTGTGGGAATTTTGTTTTAAGATAAGCCTTGTATATTAACCAATAAGATAATGAATCGTATTTAGATACCGAGATGTCAATTTCAAGAGCTTTAAGCATTGCTACCTTTTCTTGTAGAATACCTTTTGCTACTGTCCACCCTGCATTATTGTTACCGTTAACAAATAAGTCTTCATACATCTTCTCGCCTCTTAACTTACCGTATTTGTCTACAAAGATACCTTCACAATGTCCATAGTCTATTGGTTTTAATCCAGACGGAAGAGATACGCCTTGCCATCCTGCCGGTTTAGGCATTCTTGCTGGACGGCGTACCGCATCTATCTTATTCTTTAATCCATCACTTACAACATAAAAATTCTTGTAAGTGTATTTAGTTGCTGGAGTAGCAGTTGCTGATTCTCTAAGCATAAAACGAACTAATTTGTCTATCTGCTTTTCTTTATATGATTCTTTCATTTGTCCTCTTTCTAATTGTAAAACTTCAATTGAATGGTCTGATTTTCTAACAAGGAATTCACCTTGGTTTTCTGTAGTTACTGCCCAGCAATCAGTGCCGTCAAGGTTTACTGATTTTTCTACCTTGCCTGTAATCTTTTTATTTGAAACTAAAGACTTAAACTTTATTTCATTACCTATCTTTACGCTAGACATTTATATTAACCTATTTGATTGAATGTAAAATTATTATCCTTCAATACATAGTCCATAACAATACGTTCTACTGGGTAGTACATTGTAAGTTCTATTGTACCGTATAGAGTTACTCTATCATCATTTGAATTTTCTGCAATGATTTTAAAGTCTGCAATTCTGTACTTCTTCTTTAAACGGTCGAATACCGGTTGTACTGCATTAACAAGTGCCTGAGCTGTAATTTCATTTTCCAATTGGTGAAGTAATGGATGTAACAACTGGTTCAATGTTTTCTTAGCATAGTTTAGAATCAATCTATTGTGAATAAATGATAATGAACTGAAGTAAGTTTGCATTGTACGAGATTCTGTTATCTCCATACCTGTTCCAGGGAATACAGTAATAGCATTAATACCTGCTTTCTTAAGAATATCTCTTTCTTCAACTCTAATTCTTCTTCTTGGACGAATAATATCGTTTGTTACTGTGTAGATAGAACCTGCTGGTGGTTGTCCAACTCCTGCTGTAGAATCTACATTAGCAATTGTTGATAAAGCCATTACTGAAGGTGGAACCCATAAGTTAACACGGTTCACAACGTCTTTGAATTGAACGTGTGGATAATATGATGCCGCAAATGAATTTCTTACTGAACAAGTTTCTATTGAAGAAGCTGCTGATTGAATAACAACGTCTGCGTCATACTTAAGGTCTACAAGTTGTAGAACATCTTGTCTTGCTGCACACATCTCATTTACTAAACGTACCGCCGCTTCGTGTTCGTCTACGTTAATATCTGGAGTTACCAATACTGTAATATCTGCGAATAAAGATTCACGGTCGTTAAAGATTTCAACTGCTTGTTGTAAAGCTTCGTAGTCTTTAGAGTTTGAATCGCCCCATGTTCTGTCTGCATATACATTCCATCCATCAAATCCACCATAGAAACATACAACGTATTTTAAACGTGCTTTGTCTGTTTGTGCATCACCCGTGAATTGTTCTTTAGGGTTGTTATTAGAATCTAATTGTGTTAGAATGTCTACTGGAGCTACTGCGAACAATGCTGTGTCAGCAAGTTCGTTTAAGTGGAAACCTTTACCAACATAGTTAGAAGATGTAAATACATTTCTATATGATAATTGATTAGGTACAACCGCTCTAAACATATTCACATTGTTATTTGCCAAACCTAATGTCTGACGAGCGAAGTTCTGAGACAAGTTGTATTCTGTTGTCCACTCTAAGTCTTCCATTACAATACCTGTTGTATTTGGATAACCTTCACAACCGTAAGGAAGTTCAGATGCTAATACTTCTGCATCATATTGGTCTTGCATTTCGATTAACATATACTTAGAATGTAATTCTTCGTCGTTACCGTCACCAATCTGTTTGAAGATATAGTTATCGTTTGTTGGGTCCATAGACAAATCTGTCCATGCTTCAAGTATTTGTCTTTGTCCGTCTTCAGTAGAGTTAAATGGTTTTACAAAGATATCAAATGTACCTGTACCGCCATTAGCGTTAGGGTTGATATTTGCAATTTCTACTTTAATTTCTGTATTTGCTGATTCACCATCTGAGATAGTCCATAAACGGAACAATCTTTTGAACTCACCGTTTGAATCTATATTAGAAACAAACCATGGAGTTACCGGTGTTTGATATGCTGTATCTTCAAAGTCTAATAATTCTTTTTCCCATGTTGGAACATAGTTTCTACGAATTGTACCTGAAGAACCTGTCCACGCACCGTTACCTACTGCTGGAACTGTTAAACCTGCATCTGAAAATAATTCGAATGATGTAGAGTTAACTACTGAAATATACCAAACTCCATTTGCTGCGGTGTTACCTGTAACGCCAGTAATTACTACTGTTTCACCTGTTGATAAGTTATGCGCACCTGTTGTACCTACTACGATTGGAGTAGCATTTGATATAGATGCAACTGTTAAAGCTGCATATAAGAAGTCTGTGTCGATATTACATACACCTGTTTTAATATCAAGTGCTGGAAGTGGAACATCATCACCTGGGTAGTAATATGCCTTTGGAGCTGTAATTGAAGTAACAGCTTGATTTTTTCTTTCTACTGAAGGAATAATAAAGTCTACCCATACTGGAACCGTTACACCAAATAATTTATTCTTTGATTTAGGGTCTGTTCCAAATAATTTAGGAAGATATTCTCTTGACTCTGGTCTTAATGAACATACTACATCTATTGTAGAATCATCATCATATAGAACATGAAGTACAAATTTATTTTCTGTACAAGATACAACGTTTGTTTGTGGGTCTGTGTAATCTTGAATTGTAATTGTTACAACTTCTTTAGACAAACCTCTTCTTGGTTTAAGAATAGCCGCGATAGATTTTGCACCTGCTTCAAAAGGAGAAGTAACAACATTGTTACCATCTACTGTTGCTGCTGTTACACCTGCCATATCATAAGCAATTGCAAACGCCTTTGTGTCTTTATATCCTTCTAGACCAAGAAGTCTAATTTCTTTATAGTTAGAAGCTTGTTCCAAATATTGTTTAGCGAAATATGACCCAGGATATTTTGGGTTTAAATTTCCGAACCATTCTGTACGTTCTGAGAATGTACCGCTAGGAATGATTTCGAACGCTGGTCCTTTTTCTGATGTCATAATAGAACCACCGGCAAATGTACCGATTGCTTGTGTCACAACTGATAAGTCTGTTTCTCTGTCATATATACCTGAGCTAAAGTATCCTACTTTTCTTGCCATTAATTTATAGATTTTTAATATTAAATATTAAAGAAAAAGTATTTTCAGCCTTGTTTTATAATTAAGTCAACTTAATATCGACTCTTCCTATTACCCTTTCTGTCTTTTCTTTGATTTCAAACTCAACTCTGTTAGGTAGTTCTTTCTTTTTTACATCTTCAACATCTCTAAGATAACACCAAACCTGTATTCTCATCTCATGATTGTAGACAGTTTTCTTTGTATTATCGTCACCGTTTTCCATTGTTAAGTCATATAAACGGTCATAATCCTCAGGTTGTACTTCGAAACGTTCATTATCAAATTTTATTACTGCCCTCTTATTAGCAAAATATTTTTCCCATTGGTTAATAAATTCATTTGAACTGCCTCTATATGTAGAGTGAAAAGAAAGAGTATAATTCATTACCATCATTCTTGGTGGTGTTGTCGTATATTGTTCTACAACATAACCATTCTCCTTTTTCTTTACTTGTGAATATACCACTGGTCTATTTGAAGGCGATACTCTGTATTGTCTTCCTTCACTTGTTCTTGTTATGGTAAATGTAGGGAAACCAATAAATTTCTTGATACTATCTACTTGATTCTGATTTTCTTCTTTCTGTGCGATATAGTCTCCGTCTAATTTAATAAGTGGTAGTAGACGTCTCTTTATTTTAAATCTCTGATGAAATGTTTCCCATACTGCCTTATCAATATCTTCATGAGTTATACTACGCAGAACGAAGTTTGTTTTCTCGTCCACGAAATTAGAATCATTCCTTTCGGCGGTTTGATTATAATCAGTATTATATTTCTTTGGGACCTTTATAGGCATTCATAAAATTATTTTATTGTGAACCAGGCGTTTAATTCTTTGTCTTCCCATTCTAAATCGGAAAGGTGTTTCTTTACTGGAGCTAATATCTTCTCAACTTCTTCTTTGTTAATATCTTCTCCGTGGAATGGGACTTTTATTTCAATATCATACCATTTGTACATATCAGTTTGATTATTCCACATAAATTGGGCTTTTATAATTGGTAAGTCTCCGCCAATCCTATAACTGATTTTTTTAAACAACTCATCAATTTCATTTACAACCTCAAGAGTTTTCTTTAACCAATCAATATGTTCATTAATGCCTGGCTTGATAGTATCTAAGATTCTACCTTCTGTAAGTAATATTTTTTCTTTTAATCCCATTTATATTGTCTTTGTAAATTTTATGTATATCCCTTCTTCTTTAATAAACTTCATTTCTTGACCTTTAAACTTAAATATCGCCATGTGTTCTTTAATCTTCTTTTCTACTTCAATCCTCTTAGAAGTTGGAACATAGTCAAAATGTAGATACAGAATTATTGTAATCGGCGTGTCAAAATTCTCAAATTTATAATTCATGTCTGTATGAACATGGTTTAGATAAATCTTTGCCTGTGACAATGTCCTTACATCTTGTAGAACTAAATGTACAAAACGACTTATTAGAGCCGGCAATATACTTAGGTTTGTCTCAGCTCTCTTAATTTGAGTTTTTAAATCATCAAAGACATATAAAATATCTGATTCTTTTGCTATTCTTTTCATTTAATATTTTCTTCGGTTCCCGTATCAGATTCAGTTCTCCACGGTTCAATATAAATACGTTCGTCGTCCTGTTGATAACAACTAAAAGAAATATAGATTGCATTTCTACCAGATGCTATTACAGACTTAGAAGCGTCTAATGCTGTCTTACTATAAATATAATAGAACTTATGCTTATAGCCGAAATAATCTCCTATCTGCGGGTCTATTCCAATTTCTTTTAAATGTTCAAAGTATGCTGAGAACTTTAATGGTGTGTCTTGGTCTACCATTCTAGCAATTTCTTCTACCTCTGTGTCTGATACTGTAATGATACCTTTTACTTGAGTTCCTTTGTCATTCTTAAAAATCATTTCTTCAAATTCGCCATAGAAATTTCTTTTAGACTTATCATAGTCTACTTGGAAATATAGAATCGTAGGTCTTTCTTCAGAAGTATTCTGTTCAACAGCTTCTCTAGATACTTTTACTACATAAGCCTCTGTCTTCTTACCCCAAACGGGTTTCTTATGTCTTGGTTCTCCTGCCATTATCCTATAAATGGTTTCTTAGGTGAATTTCTATTAATCTTTGTTACAGCTTCAAGGATTTCAACCTTATCGTTTAATTGGGTTTTTGTTTTTAATTTTTCTAACGACTCCATTAATTTCTCAACTAATGTTTCTTGCTCAGTTTTAGATTCGTCTAATAAAGAGCTATAATCTAACTCAACTTGATAATCTGATTCTGGAGACGCTATTGTTTTAATCTTTCTCCACTTTGAACCTTGTACATACTTTGCTAAAGCTATTGCCCATTCTTCAATCCATGTCTTAGACATATCATTAAGTTCACTAAAAGGTATTAAACTAAACTTCACGTTCATAGGAGAATTAATAAACAATTCTTCTGGCTGTCCATACATATTTGTACCATCTAGGTCTGCCTCATCAAAGTAATAATACCATAATTTGCTGTGCTGTGGTATATTATATTGTGCACCTGGAACTGGAGTAAGTTCTAGAATGTCGCCACTTATATTATAAAAGTATTCTGAATATAGAATCTTATATCTTTCTTCTAAGGCTTGTTTTAAGAGCACATAGTCCATTGAAGTTCCTAAGAAGTATAAAGGATAACCACCCATTTGTACACCATTAGGCGTAAAATACATCATATCACTATCAGCATAAGTATATGTGAAGTTATTGAAATTGTAATTATTAAAGTATCCTGGCTGGAACCATAGTATTTTATGGATTCTACGAGACCCTGAACGGAAAGGTACATGACTGTCTGTTGATAGATTATAAGTCTGTTGTCCAGAATGTAATTCAATATAATCTTTCTTCCATGGAATGTTACCACCTATTCTAGACATAGATGCAAACCAAGAAGCTATCTTCTGTGCAAGGTTAAAGTTGTCTTGAATATATAAACGAGTAAAATCGGTTGTTTGACTTGTCCCATAGATATTTGAGAAGTTATTCTCAATATACCATTGAGCTATATACTTCTGATAGATTTTAATAGCACGGCATACAAGAGTATTAAGTTCTGACTCTTCAATATCAACGTCAATACTACCTCCACCCAGAAGCACCTTTACATAGTCATAGAGTTCGTTTAATTCTTCTTCGCTCATATCATTAATACAATTAGCCATTTCTGTTTTTATTTTAAATATAATCTTTGTATATTTGTAACAAATTAAAAATACTCCAATGGGTTTTAAAGTAAAAATTGTAGACAATAATATTCTAACAAATTCAGTAGCTATCCAGAATGTACTTCTATTTACGAATACAGACATGAAGTTAGCCGACGAAAACTATAAATGGTTCTTAGATGAAGAACAGAGTTATCTTATTAACGAGGTAATGAATAAAAGACATCTTAAGAAGAATGAAATCTTCATTACAAAAGGTGGAACATCAAAATTCTTTTCTATCTCACTTGCTAATCTATTCTGGGTTGAAGAATCAGATAAACCTAAGAAGGATATCGAGAAGTTTGACGAGATAATGAAACAGCAATTTAAGTTCTATCAAATGTTTAAGCATATTACAGTTTCACGTGGACTAATATGTATGCCGAAAATAAAAATTAAACGTAGCAAGTCTGTAAACGATGAACTTCTATGTGAACACGTTATTAAAACAGTTTTAGAATATCCTAAGTTCTACGAAGAGAATAAATGTAAACAGATATATATTCTTTCTAACGACGCCGAACAAAGACGCTTACTTAATAAGTATCTAAAAATTCATACAAGTAGATTCTGGAAAATGTTTAAATTCTTCCTATAAGATGCTAAGAGAACAGCTTGAAAATAAAATAGCCAAATACAAAGGCACAAACACCTATTTAAATCAATTACAAATTGATATGAAGAATGGAGAAGTTCTTAATGATTTAAAGCTATCTCTTGCAAGACGTATTCTTGACAACAAAGTAAAGACTAAAAAGAAAGAACAGAAGTCTGAAGCTAGACAAATTAAACGTAGAATAGAAACAGATGACTTTAAATTAAAAAGGTTTAAAGTGTCAGACCAAGAATTTCTAGATGTAAGTGATGAAATTGTCTTATACGATTATCAGAAAGATGGAGTTAAATGGCTCCTTGATGCTGAGAAAGGAAGGTTCTTACTGGATGAACAAGGTACTGGAAAGACTCTACAAACAATATATGCTTGTGAAATAGGAAAGTTTAAGAAGGTAATTGTTATCTGTCCAAACTATCTAAAATATAATTGGAAGCATGAGATATCAAAAGTATGTTCTTCTGTACAGATTGTAAAGAGCGAAGCTAACCTTAGAAATAATTACAAGTATAATATCATAAACTATGATTCTATACATAAGTACGCTTCTTATATAAGTACAATGGACAATGTCGATTGCGTTATCTGCGATGAATCACACTTTCTAAAAGTAGAAAACTCAAGAAGAAGTATCTATACAAAACCAATAGCGGCAAAGGCCCGTAGAATATGGCTGCTTACAGGTACTCCGAAAGATAACAAATTGATTGACCTATACAATCAATTAGCAATTCTAGGACACCCTCTTGGAATTAACAAATATTACTTTGGTTCCAGATATTGTAATACGAATGAAGATAATCCTCAAGATTTTTCAGGGGCTAAGAACCTTGAAGAATTACATAGAGTTCTATTCTCTTCAGTAGCAATAAGACGTACAAAGAAATTATTAAACCTACCATCTAAAACATTTGAAACTGTTTACTTTGAGTTAGACTCGATGCAAGGTTATTATAAGATGCTACAAGACTATATTGATAAAACAAATAGTTCTGAGTATATTCTAGGCGGTGCATCTCACCTTGCAGAAATAAATCTACTTAAGAAATATCATTCATTAGAAAAAGTAGAACACACTATTGGACTAATAGATGATATTCTATCTGAGAATCCGAATAGCAAAATAGTTATCTTCTCTAACTTTACGAATGTTATTGATAAATACATGGAACGTTTTGGAGATTTAGCTCTTAGACACGACGGTAAAATAAGTGAAGAAGAACGAGAAGCTAATCTACAGAGATTTAATACTGGAAGTGAGCCTTTACTTGTCTGTCAATATAGAAATTCTCATGCGGGTTTAAATCTACAAGTAGCTAACTTCATTGTATTTAATGAAACCGCCCAAACTCCAGGTATAGCTTCTCAGGCTTCTGATAGAATACATAGAATTGGACAAGATGAAGATTGTATTATCTACTATCCTCTATTCGAAGGTACTATTGATGAAACAATATATAATTTATTTCAGCAAGAAGAATTAATTGCTAAGAATTTATTGGAAGGTGAAAAGAATGATATAGATATTGCCTTCTATAAGAAATTACATTTGTCTTTATTAAACTCAACCATTAACTGATTGTGAAGCATAGTATAGTGACTGCCATAGTTTAGCGTTTATCTTATGATATTGGCTATATGAAGGCGCACTCTTTACAGATGATAAACTTAGATAGTCAGTCAATCTATTACCCGGTATTTTTCTTATATAAGAAACTGCGTCATGCGATTTCCAATTCTCTGCCGACTTCTGCGCCGATTCTAGATTTGAAAATACATTTACTCCAGAAGTTTTAGAACCTTTCTGGAAAGCATATCCTCTAATACCTATAGATGGTTTTTCTATTGTAAATAATTGTAAGAAGTATTCTGCTGCTTTCTTTTCTTCGTCTCTTTGAATAACTGCCTTATCTTCTTTCTTTTCCCAAGCTTTAAATGGTTTACCACTCTTCTCTAAGTCAGCCCATTGTGAAGACATTTTAATTGGATAATAAGTTTGTCTATTTACAGTCTTATCGTGTATTTTATAACCTCTCCATTTAGTAATCATATCTAATTTACCATGGATAATAGTAAGCTCACCTTTTGTAGCATTCTTCTCTATATCTTCTTTAAATAGATTATAATGTCTCATAGCATAGATGTCATCTGTATAGAAGTTAAATCCTTTAGTCTGTTTACCCATCTTTGTATAATCAATAAGTAGAATCCAAACACCTTCTTCTTGTACCTTAGCTTTAGCTTGTGATACTGTTCCACTATCTTCTACAGAGATATTCATGCCAAACTTAGAGTTTAATTTATGCATCATGTTTGTAAAGTCTGGACCGTGGCCACCTCTTGTACCTTGAACTTCAACTTGCCATACGTGAATCATCTCATGTAGAAGTGTTTCTGTAAACTGTTGTTCTGTGTGTTTATATTTCCCTGATATAGCAAATTCATATACATGGCCAAATCTACTTTTAACGTGTCCAACGGCTCTATCTCTATTAGATATCTTTGTAGGTAAAGATGCTGGAAGTTTATTATCAAAGGCTTTCTTATTCCAGATAGTATAATACTTCTTTATGTTTGGCACGGTTAGATTGAATTCTCCGGCTACCTCTAGAAGCATCTTCTGTTTAAGACCTTCTGTTAATATATGTTGGTGACAATTACACATTTATTAAGCCATCCCTATTCTAATCTCAGTGAACGAATCAAAAACAAAATAGTCTTCCATTATATAACCCCATTCTTCTGGTACTAATTTTGTACAATTTTCTACAAGTTTTTTTGCGTCTTTGTCTAAATCAGAGCTGTCCCCATTACTAAGAACCCATAAATCCTCACTCTGACGAATTAAATTAATCGAGTCTTCACTTTGTACATATCCGCTTTTTATTTTTAATATTGAAAGTCCTTTATTAAGTTGTGCAATTTCAGAACTTGTAAACTTATGTCTAGAATTCACACCTTCCTTTCCCCAATCTGCTGCTTCTTTCAAAATTAATTTCTTACCCGTTTTCTTTTCTATAGCCTTAATAGCTTCAGATAATTTTATTTTCATTGTATTGTGTTTTTACTTAAATATTGTTATTTGTTAATTTCTTCTTCGTCAATCTCTTCAAATAATTGTAGAACATCTTCAACGATAGGGTCTCTGTGATTTACTTTTAAATCGATTACATTATAATTCTTTCTACCTTTGAACTTTGACTTTAATTTAGCAAAGATACTCATAGAAGGTTTCTTTAAGTCAATTTGTTTTTCGTCGCCGCATAAGATTACAATACTACCTTTATCAATCCTTGTAAGTACCAATTCCATTTGTAGTCTTGTAGCATTCTGTGCTTCATCTACAATAATAACGGCATTAGAAAAAGAACGCCCACGCATCCAAGCAAATGGCACTACTTCTATTTCCCCACTCTGTACAAGAGATTCTATTTTATCTTTCTTGTATAAACGATTCATACAATCATATACTGGTGTTGTAAATGGTGCCAGTTTTTCGTTAACACCTCCAGGTAAGAATCCAATCTCTTCGTCGCCTGCTACTACCATAGCTCTTGTTACGACAATCTTTTCAGTACCTCTTTCTTTTTTAAATAATAAGTCTAAAGCTATCTGTGCTGCGAGTGTAGATTTTCCTGACCCTGCCTTACCATTAATTACGTTAATAGTATTCTGTAGAATTAAAGCCTTGGCTTCTTTTTGTTCTTCATTAAGAGTGAAATTAAATTTGATGTCTCCTTTAATTTGTTTCTTAACAACTTGCTCTGTTTTATTTGTCCCCATTTTAGCCATTGAAATTTCAGTTTAGTGTGTGATTATTAATTTTACGAATTTGATTAAATTTACAGCTTGTATTTCTACCATCCGTTTCCGAATATATGAAAACTGTATCAGGCGTTTGGGACGCATTGTATTTCTTAATAATCTTACCTTTCTTAATTTTGTTTCCTTGGACAAATTCAATAGGATATCCTGGAGCAATATAGTTATCAGGAGTTCTTTTGAAATCCTGTAATGAAACTTCTGTGATATAAATCTTTTCTTTTAAAGACATTCTCTAATCTAAACTTCCACCTTTCGAAATTGATTGTGCCACTTTATCCTCTTGTTTATTAGTATGTCCCAGATATAAACAATCTAAAACTTTCTTTTCTTTAGGTGTAAATGTAGACAATACTTTTGCTAAGTCCTTTAATTCAAAACCATTACTCTTCTTGATAGATTCCAATTTTTCTTTTGCTGAATTATAATCTGCATCACTAATTAAATCTATCTTAGAATCAAACTTCATTGTTTCTTCGCCTAGCTTCTTTGTTATCATTGGAACATAAGCCTCATATTCTCTAAACTTAGCAAGTGCCTTAGCTTTCTTTTCTTTATCTTCTGGCTTCTGTAGAGACAAATATAAATCGTAATTCTTCTGTTTTTCTTGTAGAGCAAAATTTCTCTTCTTAACCATTGGTGCTAGATAAGCAGAAAGTTTCTTGTTATATAAAGACTCTTGGGATTTATCCAGAGTATAATTCCAGATATAATATGTTGTATCTTTTGGATTCTTCTTTATAAAGTCAAATATCTGTTTAATAGAAAACTTTCTAGAAGAAGGTTGAGACCATGTATATAGAATTTGTAGGTTTGTGAAACCTTTAAGAGACGCCAAGAACTTAGCCATTTCGTTTGCATTATACATTTGGTAATGCTCAAGAATAATCTTCTTCCCTGTTGTTTTTTCTATTTGCTTAAGAAGCTTTGATAATTTAATTGGATTAGACATCTATTTAAGTCGTTTTGTATGAACTTAAATATACACAATTATCACTGAATTATACAATATCTATATAAACGATTCTGACTTCTGCAGAATACATAACCTTTTGTAAATTCATCTATAATTATTTCTTCGCCTAGAATATTATAATACTTGTAATCCTCTTGATGAGTAGCATAATCATTCTTTACCATATACATATTTGAGAAAGAATAATTACCGTCTGTATCAAAAACTTTTAGGCGATAATAGATAATAGGTTCGGTCGTATTATAGTTTATATCAGCATAGTCATATATTAGTTTTAAAGAGCTGTTTCCATAAGCCTTAACATTACCTATCTCAGACCACTCAAGAGCGTTATAACTGCGTTGTACAACGAATTTGTCTACATTATATTCACTATACGTTTCCCAGCTACATAAATTCTTATTTCTTAAATTCTCAACGGTAAATTCTCCGAGGGTTATAGGTAGAATTGGGTTACCTACTGATATCTGGAAGTTATCAATTCCAAGAGCTTGTCCATTTGTACTTCCACTGGTTCCTGTAAGTTTCCAACGAAGATAATAATCAGTCCCGTCTGCTATTGAAATAGAACTTATTGAGAAGATTTTATTTATAGATGTAGGAGGATTTGATACCACTGTATTATTAGCATCTGCGGCATACGTTTGATTTCCATCTACATCTGCTGTTGAGGCTGTTGAAGTGGCTCCATGGAAGAAAGTCCAATCCCATTGTCTAGAACCAGAACGATATTTTTCATAATCAAATATAATGTCTAATTGTGTAATTGTAGAACCTGTATTATTTGTAATCTTTAGAATTATGTTCTTACCAGAAGAATATGAAGACGACATTAGAAAACCTAAAGCTCTATCTGTAGAACTTGCATTATTCCCATTCGCAAAATTATAACAGTAACCTTTTGATGTAGAAGATAGAGTGTTTGCAGAGCCTGTTGTTCCCATTGCTGTATCTGTTAGAGCGACACCTGTTGTCCAATCTGCCCCTATACGGAATCCAGAAGGTATTGTAGCTTTAAGTGTACTTGACATTCCATCGAAATTCTCAGTATATGTGGCACCTGAGGATGTCATTACGATTTGAGATTTAGAATGTAGAAAAGAAAATAGAAGTAGTGATATAAGAAATTTTTTCATCGTCAACAAATTTACACTTAAATAGTAAATTATTGGCGGTAATTTTCTTTAACGTCTTTTATTATATTCTTAAATAATGGGCCAAAGTCTTTATCTTTAACTTCGTAGGCAACTGTATCAATTAATATCCTTCCATGTAATTCTTCAATACTATCTCCTTCTACTATTGAAGGCATCCATCCTATATTATAGAATGATTGAAGTTTTGTAGGCGAATTGTAGATGTAACAGATATCTGTTGTAAGAGGTAGGGCATAGAAATAAGAAATACTGTCTTTAGATTCTTTTACTCTACACTCAATAACCTTAGTTGAATTGTTACAAGAGGCAAATGCAATACACAATAGAATTAATAATCTTCTCATGCTTTAATAGGTTTTGTGATAAATTCAAAAATACCCATTATTAAAATTACCCATAAAAAGATTATGAATAAGCAAATTTCGAATGAGAAGGCGATTAGATTCATTAATAATTTCATTTGTTTTTGTTTCGTGAATAATATGCCCTTTATATTAGCTTATGTAAATATACAAATTCTATAGCAAATATTGTTTAGCATGCTCAGGATTAATTGATGCTATCTTCTTAATAGCCGAAGAACTAATATGACTTAGTTTAGCATCTCCTACAATATAATGTATCTTAACCTTTGAGCGTGTGTAATCTTCCATGTATCTTAATTGGGCAGTTTCATAACCTAAGTCTTCACCACCTCTTAAACCTTTTACGATTGTAACTTCAACTCCAGACTCTTCTAATTTCTTCACATAGTCTGTAAGATATCCTTTAAATGATTCAACTTGATGATATGGAAGTACCTTCTTAAGGTTTGATAATTGTTCTTCTGTGGACATATTCTTATCTGGATTATCTCCGATAGCTACAATTACCTTGTCATAAGTAAGTTCTGCTCTATTAAGAATATCCATGTGCCCAATATGAAATGGATTAAATGAACCTGCATATAAACCCACTTTTGGTTTATAGAATTTTAGCCATTGTAGATATGCATCAATGTTATTAGCATTTTCTGGGAACCTATCTTTGAATGTAGCAATTATCTGGTCTCTACCTACTTTGTATAAACCGTAATCGTACACTTGATATTCTTTCATTACACGAATACCGTCTTCAATCATTCTTGCTAATCCGCCGGTACGAAGTCCTTCTAAGTCTATGTCATAGAATATTTTAGATAACTTGTCGTATGCTTGATGATGTTTAGAACCTACAATGATATTAAAAACTGATAAGCGGTCTTCGCTTTTAGCTAATTTATCATCTGTAAAATTTTCTGTAGCGTCTTTAAAGAACCTGTCTGCTGATTCTTCTTCGTTCTTTGGATTTAAAGGTTCATATACAATGTCATGATATAATGCCGTTACAAGAAGTATATACTTTTCTTCTTTTGTAATCTTATCATATAAATGTAAATCTAAAATTTCTTTTACTATGGGTTTAATATGATAATCCCATGTATGATAGAAACGATGTTTCTTCTGATATTCTTTCACAATACCATAGAACGTTTCGGGCCAAATGCCGAAGTAAGCTAAAGCTTCTTTTAATTCACTTATTAAGTCCATATACAAATTTAAGTAATATTTTACAACAAAACAAATCTAGCAATATAAAGACATTAGAAACTGAAAATCAACGTTTATTTTACGTCTTAGACATAAAAAAAAGCCCAAGTATTACCTTGGACTTTCTAACTGTTTATAATCTGCTAACTAATTCTTAGAATGTAGTTGTTTCCTGCATTACTTCGTATTTCTTGATACCCTTCATGATAACAATACCGTAGAACTTGTTGTTTACCATTTTAGTTGCTACTCTTGAACGAATGAACTTAATTGGGTTACCATCTTGTGGGTCTTTGATAGTTTCACCTAATTCAAATTCGATATATGGAGCATATATAAAACCTGAGTCCATTGCGTTGTTTCCTAAACGACCTACTAATGCAAATTGTGCTGGCATATTTGGGTCTACATAAACCTTAATAGTTTCTGTAAGTGTACCTTCTCTTTTGATACCACCTGCGAACTCAATAGTTTCACCCGGTTTTGTGTCCTTAGTTACGTCAAGTAATCTAAAGTCATCTAAGTTTCTCAACTTAGCGAAACCTTCTGGTGATATTACCACGTAGTTTGCTGTGTATTGTGTTGCTTTACGGATTTTTTCTGAAACCGTGTTGATTGCTAACGGTAAACCGATGTTATAGTTAGCTTCTGTACCTCTAAATACTGTTGCTGTAGGGTCTGGGTCAACTGCGCCGTAGAAATCTGCTTTCCAAACTTCTTGGTGTCCTGCTCCGTTTAACAACTCAATCATTACCGTACGGTCTTTTTCTTGAGCTAATTCTTCTGAAAGCATTTTTGTTAACTCTGCCTCTGCATCCATAGAGTAGTATGCTGCTAAGTCATCCATTAACTCCATTGTCCACGCTGTCTTCAATTTCCAAATTCTTGTTTGAAGAACGATTTTAGTAATACGTGGTTTCAATTCTGCTGAGAACGCCGCGTTTAACTCTAAGTTAAGATATTCGTTGATACCTAATCTCATGTTAATTGTTGTATTTGCTGCGAAATCTGCAAGTGGAGTAATTTTCAAACGTAAAATTCTGTTTGGTGCTCCTGGTCCACCATCTCTACCTAAAGTAGATGTTGTACCGTTATCCGCTAAACGTCCTGTTGATGTAATCTCATCTGTATAGTTTTGGATTGTTCTTTGAACGTGGAAGTCTCTTCCTTGTACATAAGTACCTGTTGAGTCATACAATTTGTAAGACGCTAAGTTTTCTAAAGAGATATCTGTAGTTGACAAGTCAAACTGGATAATTTGTACAAGTGGTTCTGCTGCTGCACCTGCTACCGGAACTGCGTTTTTAGAAAGAACTGCTGCGAAAGCTGTATCGTTCTCACCACCTTGTCCGCTGTTATCAAATGAACCTGCTACAACGTTCCAACCTCTACGGATTGTACGTCCACGAGCGTCATCGTAACCTGCGTTATCGTAGTGACGGTCATATACAGAAACATCTTCAAATGCATTACCTGCGAAGTCATCTGCTTGTCCACCGCTTAAGTCGTTTGCATAGTGTGCTTTACCAACTGGTTTCTTTGTAGATGAAATACGATAGTCTAAGTAGAATGCTAAACCTTGTGAATAGCTTAATGGTTGCATAGATACCAAGTACGGTGTAATCATCGCCTTGTATTGTCTACGAATCATTGGGATTGCGATTGTATCAAAAACGCTAATGTCACCAGTAGTTGAAGATTCCTTCAATAATGATTTCTTTTGGTTTTCACACAATACAGCCATGTTACCAATATCTTTACCTTTTAAGTTCTTAAGGTGTCCTGAAGTCGTCCAAGCTTCAACTAACTTTGAACGAAGCTGTGCTTCTGTCATGTTAGATATCCTTCCTAATTCATATTTGCTCATTTATTGTTGTTTTTGTTTTATTTGTAATTAAATATAGTCGTTTTTAAAAAATTTATTCGATTTTCAATTATTCTTGGTATCTTTTGTAAAATTGTGATTCGTAAGCGTCATCAATACCCATTAAATAGTCGTTTCTCATCTCTTCAATGTTACGAGTATCTGCTTTTGGTTGTACTGATTCTTTAACTACTTTCTGAACACCTTTCTTGCCTTGAACAATTTGGTTTAATTTTTGGTCACTTTTAGCTGACTCTTTAATTTTACGAACAACCGTGTTATATAATGCTGTTGCTGATTTTTCATCTTTACAAGCATCAAATCCTTCGATGATTCTCATTTTAGTTGCCGGCTTCAAGTCTGCGTTTGCAAATATTGCAAGTGCCTTAACTGCCTTGAAATTTTCTAACTTCAAGCTTGCATTAGCTTTTACAGATTTTTGTGCTGATTCAGTTAATTGCTTCTTGTTAGTTACTACTTTATTATAAGCTTCTTTTAAGTCAACATATTTAGATGCTAATTTTCTAAGAGCTGCTTTGTGTTTCTTTACTTCTGTGATTAGGTCGTTCTTGTCTGTACCTTCCATTTCTGCCTTAGCTGATTCAAGCTTCATTTTACGAGCTTCAATTGCCTGTAGGTCTTCTAAGATTTTTTCTTCGCTGTCTTCTTCTTCATCCAAAGGCATAACATCTGGTGCTGCGTCAGGTACACCTGCATCTGCTGGTGCGTCTTCTTCCATAGGAACATCAAGGTCAAAATCTAAGTCTGGGTCTTCTGAAGGAACTTCTGCGTCCAATATCATTTCTGGGTCTTGGTCATCATTTGTCATTTCTTCGATAGGAGCGTTGTCATCGTCTGCAAAGTCGTCATCACTTAAATCAAAGTCGTCATCTGCTGGAGTTGGAATTTCTTCTTCTGTGATATCATCAACAATTTCGAAATCATCGTCACCTTCTGCTTCTGGTAAGTCAATTGGTAAGTCGTCACCTTCTGCTGATGGGATTTCCTCTTCAGTCATAATGTCATCCATTGGAACATCTTCCTCTTCAGTAATAGTATCGTCTGCTGGAATATCGAAGTCTGCATCTTCTGTGATAACGTCTCCGTCTGTAGCACCTTCTGCTTCATCGATAGTAGCATCGTCTGCTTCATCATCGAAATTAAAATCATCAGAATCGTTTTCGATAGATTCTAAAATTGATTTTTCGATATCAGAATCCAATTTAGAATATTCTGATTCGTTTAATTTTTTCTTTGTCATTGATTTAACTTTAGTCTTGTCAAACATTTTTGGTTGATTTATTATTAAATATGTAGGTTTTTATTTTTTATCTGTAAAAACTTCTCAACACCGAGAATTTTTAGGTAAACTTTCTCTGACTCTGATAGTATTTCCACTTTTTTATTATCTATCTTACAAGCACACACTCCATCTTCACCAAAACATTCTACTTCCGTAATTATCTTTCTTGACTTCTTTAAAGTAGGTTTTACTGCCTCCGATAAGAACATATTAGAACCTATTGTAGATGGACGAGATACTAAATCCCAACATACACACGTCAAGTCTTCTTGTACTTGTTCGTATTCTCCGTACTGTTCGTGGTATTCTTCTTCTACACTACCTAATGAACGAGATGATATACCTATAACAACTCCATTAAGTATTAATCCTCTTACTTTACGACCTTCTGAATTTTCTGGCATATAAGCATTAAGGACTTTTATTTTACCCCATACTTCTTTCCCTTTAAAAGATATGTCTTCAATAATATGTGATGCAAATTGTAAACGTGGCACCGCAGATTCTTCTGGGTGGTCAAGTTCTCCGATAGATTGTCTTGATGCAACTTCTTCTTCCATGTAACGGATACATTCTTTCTTAAGTATTTCCCAAGGATAAATTCTACCATTACGGTTTAAAGCATCACCCTCTTGTATTTTACCCGACATATAAATAGGAACGTTAGGGTCGCCTTTAGCTTTCTCTAACATAAATCTATCATCAACTTCAAGTAGGAAACTCTTTGAGGCAGATTTTTCGTCAAGAAGTATTCTTTTATTTTTTAGCATTATATTGAGTAACTTTTTGTTTACTGTTATTAAATATGATGAATCTAAAAAAATAAAGGCATATCCGATTAAGATATGCCTTATTATAGAATGAATGTATTAATATTTTATGCCGGTTGTGTCTTTTTATGCATTGCTGGGTCTGTTTGTGGAACCTGTGCTTGTATTTCCTTAGATACCTTAGCAAGTATTTTAATAAGTGCTGGGAAGTATTTATCCATTGCTACTGGTTTACCTTCTTCTTGACTCTTTTTGATGTTTAAGAATATTTGAGTAGATAATCTTAATGGTTTCTTTCTAACTCTAAGCTCAGCGATATTATCTGCTGTGTCTGTGTGAATTGAATCATTATCATATATACCTAATTCTCTTACATAACGGAAGATACCTTTACGAAGCGTATTCACATAATCCTTTTTAATCTGTTTTAATTCACTCATAGATTCATCACCTGCCCCTACTTTATTAAATGGAGTGACATCTAATGAAACCCATAGAATAAGATATTCTGGATTCTGTTTGTCATCATCGGCAATTAATCTTACGTCGTGGAAAATACCTACTGGCTTAGTGAACTTTAATTTACCTTCACCACCGTATTGGCCTTCAAGTAAAGTTCTTGTTTCACGATATACTTCAAATAGATTAATACACTTAGATTCCCAATCTTTCTTGTTCTCTACTATTAGAGTTTGAATTGATTCAGTAATAAGGCTCTTTGACATATTGTCGTTAACTTTCTCAGAAAGTAATTTTACACGCTTTGCAACGTTATTATAGTTCTTTGTGTTCTTTGATTCTTTTATAGATAAACACAAAGATTCCATTTGAGTTAAATTTTCTGCTTCTGCTTTCTCTTCTTCTGTAATTGGTCTTGTTACATAATCCAATGATTCATTAATTACACGCAGGTCTACAATATCACCATTCTCAAAACGTATAACGTTATCTATTGAACGGCCCATTTCACTAATTTCAACATCTGCTGGGTTTATATTAAAGTATTCAAGTAATTGAATTACCTTTTTATTCTGCACATTAATCTTTGAACAGTATTCCTTTAATATCTTTTGTGCTGACGGTGCAATTGATTCGCTTTCTTTTAAAGTCTGAACGTAAGAAGTCAACATAAACTGTTTACTTAAATCTTTGTCCTGCTTAATAAATCTTTTTAATGTTTCTAGGCCGTCTGTATTGTTTGACTCTATCAACTTCGTTTTTATTTTGTTGTAGGCGTCATAAAAATTTACTTTCTTCATTTTTAATTTTGTTTGTCTTAAATATGTTTCTATTATCTTAAATAATGAGATTCTTGGAGAATTTTCGATTTAAGAGAATTTTTACTCTCGAAGTTTAATCTACCAAGTTTTGGAGTTGGACCTTTTGGCTTTGTTGGCTCTGGAGTATCCACACCGCCAAACTCATTAGTATCTTCTTCACCGCCGTCACCTCCATCTCCTCCATCTCCAGAATCTTCTGCTGAGTCTTGTGCACCAAATCCATATTTCTTAGCAAGTTTCTTTTCTAGAAGCTGTTGTTTAATTGAACGGTCGATTTCTTCATCGCTCATTTGCATTACAGTTTTACAAGCATCTCTATAAGACATTATCTGGAAGTTCTCAGAATCTGGCTTCCAAACAGAATCAAATAAATCCACCCTTGTCTTTGTAAGCTCAAGTTTTTTGTTCTCTGCAATAGAGTTTGGATTAAACATTTGTATTGAGAAGTTTTCTATCTCCTCTTCTGTATAACCCTTTAAGAATAAATGTACTGTTGCTATATGTACAATACCTTCAATAAATTCGTTTTGGTGTCTTAGAATTACACGAGAGAAACGGTTGTCTTCATCTGCTAAGTTTGCCTTACCTGATAAGTCTTCTTCAAAACCTAAGTGTGATTTAGGAATCTTAAGACCTGCAAAGATATCATCTTTAATAATCTTATAGTCCTCTACATCATTAAGGTTTGATGCACCTTCTAGAATTGATACGTCTGTTTGTGAACCTTCTTCTGTTGGAACATATACGTTATCCTCAATAGAGTTTTTTACAAAGATACCATTCTTTCCATTTGTAGCTACAGCAAAATTATGTCTATCATCAGAATTATTCGGACCCACAACTGTCATACAATAAACATCTTCTTCTACATTATCTAATACTTCTATTTTAGATACTTTATGATTTTTATTAATTGTATGTCCTAATTCTTTCTTATATTCTAAATATGTTTTGCCTAATTTTATTCTAAATTGTTTTTCTAACCAATTTTCTGTAACACCAGAGCAATCTCTTTTGTTGATTAAATTTAGTTCAGATATTAAATCAGAATTTATATATTTTAAAATATCTTTTTTTATACATCTGTTGTTTTCATTGATAAATTGTAATATTTTTTCAAAAATTTTGTCACTACAATTTTTTGAAATAGATTTAATCTGAGAATTTTTGTTTTTATCCGACCATTTAATTTCTAAATTATATTTTTTTGCAGCTAATCCAATATTAATTTTTCTACTTTTACCTTTTTCTGTTTTATATAAATTAACTAAATACTCTCTATTTTTTTTAGATATGTTTTCTTTAAAATCAGAATTTAAGAAATTATTTTTCATTCTTATACTTTGATTTTGTTTTACTACTTCATATAAACCTAAAGATTCTCTCTCTAATTTTGTTTGTTTTGTTTTATTAATTAATTTATTTGCCCATTCTTTATCAGACCAATTTTTTTTCATTAAATTTGAGTGCATCTTAGAATGTTCATTAAATGTAGTCCATTGTAAATTATTAGAACAATTATTTAATTTATTAAAATCTTTATGGTGAATAGTGTTTTTATCTTTCTTCTTAAATTCTTTTGCAATTAACCTATGAGTAAATTCAAACTCATCAGTATGAGGGTTATATACTCTTTCATATTGTTTAATATTTTTTGAAATATCTTTTTTATCTGTATAGAATGGCATTAAAGAATCCATTTCTAATAGTTTATCAGCTCTTTTTATAGACCCATCTCTTAAAATAAAAGGGTGTTCAGGAGCAGAATCTATATATGATTCGTCATCTAACCAAACTCTAATTAATTTATTAGCTGTATAATTTTTACCACACCACACTACTTTACCTTCTACAATTTCATTTGTATCATCTTTAATTGAATAAACAAAATTTTCTTTACCTTGCTTATATTCTTTTGATAACTCTTCAATTGTAATTATTCTACCATCTAATAAAGGGATTTTTGAATCTTTATGTATAGGCAAAGCATTATAGTCGAAGTTCATGTTACCCGTCTTAGGGTCAATCATAGGTTTCTTTGTTGCCGCTTTCCTTACTTCTTGTACAAATCTATCTGCTGCGTCTGAATCTAATCCAGTTGTATCTACTTTAAATAAATATCTAGATGGGGCTCTTGTAATACGATATATAATTAAAGCCTCACGCATTAGAACAACTCTTCTCCATGTTTCAATTAAACATCTTAGAATTGATTGTCCATAAGGTTCGTTATCAATAGATTCTGTATTCTTCCAATGTACAATCTCCCATGGTTCAAGTACCATATTCTGCCATACAAATTTATCCCCTTCATCACCATATAGATTCTGATAGAACGTATTTTTAAATACAGAGTCAGGTGGAAGTAGAACTAAGCCTGTAACACCATCTATCTTATTTGATTCAATATAAGCGTATGTATTACCAAATTTACAAGTATCTCTCCACCATAGGTAACCGTTCTTATTTATCTTAAGGACTTTAAAGAATAGAGTTTCGAGTTCTTTAACGATATTTGAGTTTGAAGATTTAATCTTAATTACGTTACCATTAAGACCTCTATTCATTGTTTCTTCTGAATAGATATCAAGTGCTGCCTTAATAATGGTAAAGTTATTATCCATTATTCTATACTCAGCAAAGAATTGTAAGTGATTTGTTCTTTGAGATTGTAGAGCCGTAAGTTGTCTTAGTGATTGCGCCTTATCTTCGACCCTATGGTCTTGTTTTGACCTTGCCATTTTCATCAAGGTCATATTGCTAGAAGTTCTAGAGAGTCCGTCTTTTTGATTAAAGATTTTGCTTAAAAATATATTGCTCTCGCTTAATAAACTCATCGATTATTTTTTTATCTTAAATATTGTAATACAAATATATAAAAAATTATATTGAAAACCCTTCTTCGTCTAATCCATTGTCGAATTTATTATAGACAGTGGTCCTTTGAAGACCTACTCTTTGTCTTTGTACATTAAGGGCTCCAGACTCTTTTTTATCTTTCATCTTAGCATAACGGCCATATACATAACGTAGAATATATGCACACATAGTTAAGGCCATTATTAAGTCATCATGCTTATCAGGTAAGTGGTCACGACGTCCATCCTTCCAAACCCATGTTTCAAGTTCTTTTTGGATACGTTTGTCATTTATCTTTATCTTATAAGTATTTAACCATTCTTCAAGTGTGTTACCACCTAGAGACCTTGTTTCATTACTCTGCCAGAAACCTAATTTAGATTTCTTACCATCACGTTCATTTGGGTCCTTCTTCTTTAACTTACTTCTATAGATTTTTGTGTTATCATAGTTTAAATCATTCTGTAATTTAAGTAAACAAGTTAGACCTGGACCGTTATTTTCAATCACCACTGTAGGCTTTCCATATTCCTTTGCTACATCATATACAACAAAAGCTAGATTATCTGGAGTGATTTTATCGTCTTTAAATGTAGCTACGACTTCTAAATCTGCTATATCTATAACTACCACGGTGCTACTGTCACTACCGTCACCTGTTGCAATATCCACAATTATTAGGTACTCACGTCCTTTTACATATTCTTTGAATGTAAAATAACTCTTCATAAAACCTAGAAGACCTTTTCTAATAGGTTCCATACATAATAACTTATGGTTATTAATTACTTCTGACTCTAAACACTCTCCACCTGAACCCGAGAAAGAACAGTCTAACTCACAGGCAGTTCTATTTGTACCTAACGAACGAGATTCAACATCATACCAAGGTGAACGAATCTTACCGTCTTTAATGTATTCGTAAGTTTCTTTTGTCTTATACTTTGCTAAATTGTCTGGGTGTGAAGTATCTGGCCAACTATCATTTAGAACTTCTAAGTGTCCTTCGTCTTCTCCAGCACCTTCGGCTGTAGATTTTACCCATCTATACATACCTAGATTATATATAGGATTCTCAACCCAAGGGGCTTCAATAATATCCCACCCTTTAGATTCTGCATCTACATATTGGTCAAAGTACCATCCGCGCTTACCTTTTGGCGTTTGTTCTTGAAGAATTCCATTATATATAACTGAATGGCACCAAAAATCATTATTATCTTCTGGAAGCGATACATCAAAAGTTTCGTTTTCTAATTCTTCGATTTTAGTAATTGGTACCCAGACAGAGTTTGGAATTAATATTCTGTCTTGTACATATTTTATATATTCATTTTCTTTTAATGAAGGCTTTAGAGTAAATAATGATTCTAATACTTTTTCTATATTTTCTTTAGTATAATTATTTTTATAAGATACTTTTATTTTATATTTATTCCTTAAAGTATCTATTGAATATCCTTTCCCAGCTTGTTTAATTATATTTTGTAAAATTTCCTTACTATTAGGGAGGTGTGAAAAAGAATAATTAAATTTAGTATTATGTTTCTTTCTTTCTAATCTAAAACCAATTTCTTCTTGGAATTTAATAGCATAATTAGTAGTCATCTCAAGAATGTGAGAATCGTAATTAAAATTACCAAAATGTTTATACTTACAATCAATATTCTCTTTGTAAGAATTCATTTTCTCTTTAGTTACTTTAAATTTGTAAGATAATATTCCAAAATTTAAAAGAATAGCTCTAATTTGTTTTATTAATACTTCTGAAGTAGAAGTATAAGCAACTCTCTTCTTAGAAGCTGTACCATCTCCGTCAAATATTCCTTGCAATAGACCTATCATATTATTTTTGTTAATAGATAACAACCTCTTTGGGATTTTTTTACTATTAGCTTTGTTAGTTATATCAAACCCAATATATTCCATTAATTCAATTAATTGTTTAGAGCTAATTGTATAATGGATATTATCTGACGAAGAATATTTTAACCCTAAATCATTAAAAATTTTTGTAATATCATCACCACAAGTTATTGTCATAGTACCGCCTATTATAGAGTTATTATCTTTACTATATATTTTAGTTGCACAGCCTTCGCTAATATATAAACCAAATAAATAACACCAATCTGGAGTAAGATATTCTGGAATATTTATTTCGTTCAAATTAGAAGAAAATTTATGTTTATCTGAAACCTTAAAACCTCCTATATAATCGTCATCCCCCCAGCAATTCATCCCTGATTGGATATTTACCCAATCATTTATTTTTAAATTTTGGAATTCTTGTATTTTATATTCATTGTCAGAATATACCCATCCTTTATGTTTTAAACTTCCTTCGAGCTCAGCATATCTTGTTATTAAATTTCTGGTCTTACCCATACCATTTATACAAAATAAATTACTATTTCTTAATTTATCTTTACCCCTAACAAAATATTCCTCTTCTAATTCTATATCTTGTTTATAAGAAGTATCTTTTATATGTTCTGGTATAAAATCTTCTATTTGTTGTATTCCTTTATTTGTATATATAAAAGTATCTTTTGTCACACAAGAAATAGCTATACAAGTACCGCCAGAACGTGTTAGAGCTGGACCGGCTGAAGCCCATATATCTTCCATCGCGCTCTTCTTTTGATAGTCAATAGCGGCAACCTCATCTATTACAAGCCAATTAATTGTATCACCACGTCCAGCTTCTGGAGTGTTACCTTCTGCTATTATTGTAGAGTTGTTTTCTAGAGCAAATGCTTCTTTGGCATTTAGAGAAACAGAATATTCTGGTATAATCCAAGATTTGTATTTACGTTTACCTTGCCCGGTAATTATTAATTTACCTGTTGCCATCTTAGCACCATCTAACATCTGTCTAACCCCTTGTAGGAATTTAACCGATATCTTCATTCTGTTAGAAATACATTTACAGATTTGATTATCTTTTGTAACCATTACCCACGCCATAAACGCCTGTGTTACTGTCGTTAAGCCTGTTTGACGTGATTTCATCGTAAGACATCTCTTACGTTTCATGTATTTCTTTATAGCACGTCTTTGATACTTATATAAAAGGAATGGTATTTGACGACCTGTTTCAGCGTCTGTAATTTTAATGTAAGTTTCAATAAAATATATTGGGTCTTGTAGAATACGTTTTGTTTCTTCGACTTTTGCCTTTAGACTTTCGTCGGCAGACATTTTAGTTAGTATATCATGAGTAAGCATCATTGGCTAATCGTTTAAATAAAAAAAGTCCTTAAGGAAGGACTTTAATTACTTTATGCATATTGTGTTTAATATAATTCTCGGATTACCGTTTTTATTTTCTGATGCTCCTTAATTAGAGCTTTTAACTCAACTAACTTCGATTCGTTAAAATGTTCCTTCTTATGGTCCTTCCACCCCTTTTTTACTTGGTTAAAGAATTCGATTTTTTTTAATTCGTCTAATTGAGCTGGGCTGTCTATTTCGAACACGTCCATCAAATCAAAAAAGAAATTTCTAAATGCTTTCTGCTTTTCCGATAATTCCATCTAATTTTTTATATTAAATATACCGTTTTATTTAATTTTTAAGAAAACCTTTATTTCTTTAAGGGCATCCCAGAACTTAAATGTCTTAGCATACTTAACTTCGAACCAAGAAATGAACTCTTGCCAATCTCTTTTACCTTTCATATAGTTAAGGTATTTATACCAACGAGTTGCTGCTGCTGATAAACCTTGTACTGGAGTAGAGTCTTCAACCATCTCAATTACCTCTTCCACTTTCTCTTCGATTCTATGTGCTACTTCCTCTAACTTCTCTTCAACCTTTTCAAAAAATGATTCTTCTTCTTTAGGCGCTTCGAATTCTATTGCACCATCGTTAATATGTTGCTGGAATTCTTCTTGTTTTACCACTTCAGCTAATACCTCATGTACTGCTTCTACGGCGTGTGGGTCAGAACTTTCTGGTTTCTGCTCTATTAATTCCTTTACAATGTCTGCGTCTATTGCATCGGCAATAGGTTTGAAAGTATCAGGGTCTGCTGTAGCAATAAAATTGTCAACCTGCTTATCAAATTCTGTAGCAACATCATCACCTTTATTTACAGGTTCTTCGTCTACTGGTTCTGGTGCCGTGTCTTCAGAGACTTCTTTTACTTTCTTAACTAACATCTCTTCAATAGTAGATTGTTCTACTGAATTGTCTGTAATGTAAGCTTCAAGGTTTGAGATAAGAGCAATTCTAGCAACCTTATCATCTAGTTTAAATTTCTTTGCGATTTTTTTTAAGTCCTTTAATTCTAGACTTTCTAAGAATTCTTTCATTGTTATTTGTGTTTATTTAAAAGTTTCAAGTATATTTCTCAAATCAATTAGTTCATCCTCTTGCTCAAGATAGTCTTCTTGTACGTTAAGGTATAATCTCATTATTTGAAATAAGAAGTAGAAAGTTACCATTTGTGATATAAACAAGGCAACGACAATAATCCAAAGTGCTATCATATAATTATCCGTTTAGAAGTCTTCTTTCTTTTTTTCCTGTGAATGATTCATTCATAGCCATTTCGTTTGGATACAATATTAATTCAGCAACCGATGAATTCCTAAGAAGGGCTTCATAAGTCTTTGTATCGATTGTAGCTTTTACTTTCTTACCATTTAGTATGTATGTAACGTATAGCATTATTTTTAATTTGTTTTAGTCTCTAAAGATAAAGATTTTTTGTTTATCTACCATCTCTGTGTGTATTAAATATTGTAGAATTTCGTCGGAACCGCCTTTAATAAAGGAATACAACGAATATAGCAATAACATAACCTTGATATTCTGTGGTTGTTTTGTTGCCGCAATCACATACGAAACCCCTTTAATTCTTACACATTCCAGGTATTTTGTTTCATACCCTGCATTGTGAATATAATCCATAATAAAATCATTAGCTAACTCTGAGAAAGTTAATGATTTTGACAATTCATGTAGATTTAGACGATAGAATATAACAAGCTCTGGCGGTACCTTATCAAGGGTCACTAACCCTTCACTATTAGTAACTTCAACCTGTTCATAATTTTCTTCTGGTAGAATATCAATGTTCGGTGTTGCTGGAACTGGAATAAGGTCCGTTGATTCTTTAAACTCTTCATTTAAAGTTTCTTCAACAATCTGTTCAGTGCTAAATAACTTCTTCCACCAATTTTTAATTCTTTCTTTCATATATTTTAAATGATGTTTTGTGCCACCTTGTATCATATCTATCATAAAGATACTTAATATCATAGTTATCTTGTAGATATGGTAGCAGAATTTTTTTTATCTTCAAACATAATAAATCGTCTGAGATACATTCAAGCACCTGTTTAACACCGTCAATAGATTTCATATTAATAGACTTTAGAAATTCAAAGAAAGAATCTTTGTCTTTAATTGATTTATTAAGATGCTCTTGTATAGGTACTAATTCCATAGTCTTTATAAAGAAATAATGAGTCGCCTTGCTATTAGGTCTAAATGGGTGTCTTGGAATCATTGAACCGTTAAACATATTAAGGAAATACAGGTCGTCTGTATTCTTCATGTCAATATAAATCTTGTGAGTCTTGTTATTGCCTAGAGGGATATAACCTATGTAATCGATACCGTCTTCCATGTCACGACGTTTTTCAACACCAGTGATTCGATATCCTTTTTCTTTGAACCAAGCTCTTATTGAAATATCGTTCTCGACTTGGTATTTGTTATTGAATGTATCCATGTTATTTTAGCAGAAACTGCGAGCGTGTATATAAACGCCAGAACAAGATACTAAACTTTTTTTTAATTATCGTATTGATTATTGCTAAATCTTCATTTGTTAATGATTCTTTAAGAACGATATAGTTCTTTCTGCTTATGAAATTATCGCCAGAATAAGCACCTTCTTTAAGGGTTCTAGAAGGGTTAATGATGTCTCCCTCTTTAAATCCAAGTGTATCCTTTGTTACTAATAATTCCATTTACTTAAATGATTCTATTTGTTTTATTTGTGTATCTGAAAAACCTTTCTTCTGCAAAGCGTTTTTAAAAGGTGTCCATACATCATGTTCTTTTTCTACACCTTTACTCATAGACCAATATTTTGTTTTTCCCCAAGTTTTTACAACTGCTTTTGCTCTTCTAACTAATTTTTCTGGGTCCATAATTAATTTAGACATCTTCTCTGCTTCAGATTGCCAAGGCGCACCACTTCCATGAAATGTACTACCTCTAAATTCTAAGCCTTGTGCTCTTTCTAAATCTTTAGGCATGGGTTGTAATTTATCACAATCCATTGTTGATATTTGTACTGATTCTAATATTTTTTGTTTTAATCCCATTGTTGATATTTGTACTGATTCTAATATTTTTTGTTTTAATCCCATTCTTAATTTAATACAAATACGTGAAGGTCATCAATACCAATGCATTGGTAATCTCTTGAACCATAAAACATTTCTTTTACTAAACCCTTTACATCTTTAACTGTAAACTTCTCAACATTAATCTTTTTACCAGACCAATGTGAACCATTTGTTTCGTCTAACCAGTCTTCAAGTGTTTGGAAATTGTCTATTAAATAATTATAGACATAAGTGCCTACAGACTTTGTTTTATACCATCTACCAATGTCACCGTCTGTATCAAGTGCTATCTTATCATATCTTTTAGCTAATTTATCTAGCTCGTCAATAAATGTTGATTTGATATCTTTAAAACTAAGACTTAGGGATTCTGATTCTTTTAAGATTTTGAACTTTAAACTCATTTAGCATATTATGATAGTAAATATTACGATTCCAAATAAAATCCAATTTACTATAGATTCATATCTATTATATTGCTTCTGTGAGAGTATCATTATCTCTTAGGTGGTATTGCGTAGTGTCCAATAGTATATCCAATTGCTCCCCCAGCTAATCCAGATAGAGTAGGTATTAAAATATTAAGAGCCTTTTGCCCCTTACTTAATTCTGGTTTAGGTATAAATAAGAAATCTGCATTATGAAGAACAATATCAGGGTCATCAAATTTATATGTTGCTTGATATCCTTTTTTTAATTTATCTAACTTAACAAGAGAGATAAAGCCTAAATGATATTTGTATTGTAGATTTAGGTTAACAACGCTGTCTATACTTATTATTCCTGAGTAAGTTAAATTATGTCCAGTTGAATCCTCGAAATTATATGTGGCATAACAATTTGTATCTATCGGCGCTTTAGCTTTAAATGATGCTATAATACTATCTTGTCTTATTACTTCTAAAGATAAAGCTGCTGAAACTTGTTTTTCTTTCGCTAATAAATCTACAAATTTCTTCGTGTCTGGGTCTTTAATAGGGATACCTTCCTTAATAATATCTTTTGCAGGTAAAGTAATAACTTCTTTTTGATAAACAATAGTTGTATCTGTTTTTGAAGTTATCTTCAAAGTATCATTAATTGCTCTGATAGTTTGGACTTCTTTCTTAAGATAGTTTTGTTTCTCACAACTCTTTGTCAGAGCAATTATTAGGATAATGATAATTATCGTTGTAACGACATTTAAAATCCTCTTTACTTTCTCTTTGTCGATATTTTTTATGCCATCGAACGCATTTGTAATAAAATTTTCCATTGTACTTTTAAATATTAGTTTTTAATAATCGTATATCCATTTATCTTCTCTAATTCAATTGTATTATCCAACCAAGCTTTGATATTATCAACGTGACTAATAATAATTATCTTGTCGTAATATTCTTTTAGCTTTTCTAAGAACGTAAAACAGTTTTCCAAATTCGTAGGGTCAAGCGTACCAAATCCTTCGTCTATTATGAAGCAATTAAACTTGTCTTTCTTCGTAATCTGATTAAATGCGTTCCTTAGAGATAGATTCACAATAAATGTTTCCAT